CCCGGCTCGGGCGGCATACCGGCTACCTAAAAAACAGTAGCCATGGTACAGTCGATGCAGGTCAGCGCTATTTGTGCGTTTGCTGCTATCAATCTAGCAAACACTACTTGACCTGCGGTTATGTTCATCTACGTAGGTGGTGCGTAGGCCAGCTCTATCATTACTATAATAGCAAGATACCCACGTATACCCCCCGCGGGTATACCAGCGCCTGTTTCAACAATGCATGAGCATTAGTTGGTCACCGCATCCGGTCCAACTCTTCTCAAGGTTGCATCGCAGATGTGCGGCTTGGACATTGACGTACACATGCGGCCCTCCCAAGGACATCGGGAGGATATGGTCGAGGCTCACGCGCATAGGATTAGATTGCGTAGCACGCCTATTGATTGGCTTGCGACAGATGCCGCACCGCCAACCATCTCTCTCGTACACCTTGGCCCGATCAATGTCTTCGTAGGACACACCCCAGTAGCGGGCTCTGGCTTTGTCATCGCCCCCGAAGCTAGAGCGGTCATATAGTCGGCGCGCTCTTGACACTCCATATCGTGATCCGTGTGCGGCAACGGTCACATAATGCATGCGCCATGCGTTCCATTGATCTCTACCTTGTGGGCGTTCGAGGCGGCGTGCAGCAGTCATTGTTTTGTCCCTCCAACCTAGGGCGGGCGTGCCCCAGAGGTTGGCTGGGGCAGCCCTACCGCAGAGATCAGGCTGCGGTTGTTTTATCTTATGTGGTGAAGAAGGTGGTGGCTGCGCGGGAGGGGCGGCGGTGGCTGGCGATGCGTCGGCGTGCGTAGCCGGGTGTGTGTTTGCGTAGGTGGGGTGGTATGTGGCCGGCTGCTATGAGGGCGCGTACTTCGGGCATGGGTAGGTCTCGGCGCCAGTCGTTGCATGGTTTGCATGCGCCGGCCAGGTTTGAGGGTGCCATGAACAGGTCGGGGCGGTGGGCTGCGGGGATGATGTGGTCGGCGGTGGTGGAGCGGACGGTGCAGACGCCTGGGACGCGTAGGTGGCAGATGGGGTTGGCAAGCACGGTGACGCGGGAGAGCGCACGCCATGCGCGGCTGGATCGCCAGGCCCGTATATCGGCTGCTGTGGAGTTGATGGTGAGCGGTGCCAGGGTCATAGGACGTGTAGCAGCAGCCAGATGACCAGGAGCAGCATGAGGAGCCCTCCGACGCCGTACAGCATGGCTACTACTGCTGCTGCTTGTCTTCGGCTTTGACGCGCGCGTCTTCGGCCTTGACGCGGTCGTCGTGTGCCTTGCGGACGTGTTTGTGTGCCGCGGTGAGCCCCTTCGCCAACGCATCCACAGCGTCGGGGTTGGCGAACTGCAGTTGGTCGGCAACGTGGTCGGTGAGGTCGTCTACGGGTACGCCTACCTCGAGAAGGCCCGCGACTTTGCCTACGAGCAAAGGCAGGCCGGCGAGGCTGACGTCTAGGTTGGCGTCTTGGCGGCGTTGGTGACGGTGGATGGCGGCTTGTTCGTCTAGGTGTTTGTGGGCGATGGCTTCGTCGTCTTTGGGGTCGTGTTCTTTGATGGTCATATGGCTCCTCTGACGTCTTCGATGACGCGTTGGTGGTCGACGGTGAGGGTGTAGCCGCTGTCCCGGTTGGTGAGATCCAGGGTGATGTCTTGCCTGTTTTTGGCTGCGGTGGCGAAGGCGAGTAGGAGGGCGTTCATGCCTGGTTGGTTGCGGGCGGCGGGTGTGAGGAGTTTGGCCAGTTCGGTAGGTGGTGTAGGGCTCGACTGGCTGAGGTTGGTGTTGAGGATGGTGTCGCCGTCGATGGTGATCCGCGCATACGACATCAGGGCGCGTCCCCGTGAATAGCGAACGCCGCCCTTCGCGATGTGTAACTGAGAGCCCGAAGCTCTGATCGCACACCAGGGCGGCGTTCTTTTGTGTGGGATGCGAGATGAAGGAACATCCTTCTGCTTCTCGGTGACCCGAATCCTGTCCCACGCAAGCCATTAAATGCTATCACCACAGGCATTAGCTCGTCTCACATTCGGCTAGGTGTTTGTGTAGGCGGTCGCAGCGGATTTCGGCGGTGTCCGAACCTGGTTTGATGACCAGTTTGAGTAGTTGACGGTGTTTGCAGTGGACCGTGACGAGGTTGGGTTTGGCGTTGGCCGCCTTGGTGCGTAACTGCTCGAGATCCGATGTGCGCACCAGTTCCGCATCCAAACCCTTAAGCACCGTGTCGATCAATGCTTCGCCGAGCATGCGGGCGGTCTGCTGAATAGCGTCAACCACTTGCGGGTCAGGGTGGGCGGTGGTGTTGAAACCAGGCAGAAACAGGGGAACGTCGGGGCGATTGGGGTGACGGAGATTACCGGATGTGAGGGCTTCAGTGACCAGCTGCGCTGCGCTGGCGCGTAGGCCGTCAACGTGAAGGTCGGCTATGGCAGTGTCAGGCATTGACGTGCTTCCACGTAGAACCCCTTATGACTTGACCGATCGGTAGTGGGTCAGTTTGAAAAGGTCAGTTTGAAATCGGTGACACAAACCTTCTTCTACGCTTGGAGCGCCAGTGACAAACGAAGGATGATTGCCTAGCATTTGCAGGTCCTCGGCCACTTGGGCCTTGATGCCGATTAAAGCGTTCGTTCCGGACTCTCCACCGCGTGGACGTCGGCTAATTCGTCGCGGACGATGGCGCGTACCTCGTTAGTGGACAAGAAGCGACGTACATCGTCTGGATGCAACGATGTCCCGGGTGGCGGGATAGGGATGTTTACCTTCGGCTGCGGGCTGCTCATGCTCTTTCGTCTCTTTCTTTAGTCGAGTAGCGCGGCGATATCGCGGACTGTCCAGACGCGGTTTTCGATCCCAGCGGTCATGCATAGTCAACACCCCGCGGCGAGGGGGTTTTGCTAGCCGGGTTGGTCGGATCAACTCCTACGGCCGTTAACGATTCAGACTCGGTCATTACACCTGTCCAGTGCATGACTGGCGCCGTGGGGAGGCCGACGCTCTCTGGGTAGCGTGGGCGTCGACGTTCAACCTCGGCCTCGACCACATCTCTAATCCACGAACTGACCGTCTTACGATCCGTGTCCGCGAGTTGCTTCACATCGCCAATAACCTCTGGGCTAAAACGGATCGGAACGTGCGTCGTCAGCGCCTTCGACACGCGGCGGCGTCCGGGTCCAGCGGGGACACGGTGTTCCGGGTCGGCGTAGTACTCATAGTCAGTGGTGGTCATCGCGGGACGCCTTCGGGATGGCGCCGATTAAGGATGTGGACTAGCCGGTTGTGGATGCGTGCAGCGATCGAGCGTTGCGGTGTGTAGTTCTCGCCGCGGTAGCAGATGACGAACGGGTATTCATCAGTTTCATCAAGGCGAACTCCGAAGCATTCGTCGCCAATCACGACGTAGTCGCAAAGGGGTGTTTTACTGTCGAAGTGATCAATGGCCCACAGGATGGCGCGGGTGTTGGCGTTCATTCAGTAATACCATCGCCTGCCGCCGATGGGGCGTGTACCACCGGCTACGAGGCCCCAAATCAGCAGGAATAGGCCGATGCAGATCAGTATCCAGCCGCCGACGCTCAAGACCTCGGGGACGCCTGACGGCACGCTGGGAAGCAGTTTGGGAAGTGCCCATGCGATGAATACGAGCAGTATTCCGGCAGCGATCACGGGGCCTCCTGGCGTGGTAGTCGGTCGACGAGCCTGTTCAGCTGGCGCTCCATAACGCAAGCGAAGCAGCCGTCGCACGTCGACATTTCGTGGTTGGGGTTAGCGTCTGCCCGGGCATGACGCAGCCGGGTGAGTGTGTTGACGAGGTCGGCGACGAGCTGGGCCGGAATGTTTGGGTGGGTTGCGGTGGGCATTAGTGGGCCTCAGATCCGCTCGCAGAGATTGGACTAGCTGGCAGCTTTCATGCGGTACATCGCCAACACTTCATCCGAGTAGGTGTCTGATTGCAGGTGGTTGATGTGCTGTTGCAGCCGATCGGATACCCGGAAGTCCTCGCGGCGTCCTAGTCGTTCGGCTGCGAATTCATGATGTCGCTGTGCCTCTAGCGTGTGGCTGCCTTGTTCTATGGCTAGCACGTATTGCAGGTCGGTGCGCAGGCCCTTCAGTCGTAACGGAAGGTTGGTTGTTGTCCCGATCTTCACCACTGTTGGTGAGAGTGCCACGTAGTAAACCAGTGGTGTTTTCGGCGCAGATAGGGGCAGATCCGTGGGTGTGGCCAGGATGATGTCCATCTCGCGACTCACCGACAGACCGTGAACGAAGCAGATGGCCCAGCCTGGGTGTGCTGGGTTTCGGCATTCGGGCCATACACAATCCGGTTCGGCGCCGTAGTCGATTTCGGATGATGGCATAGGAGTACTAGCCGCCACTGTATGTCATGTTACGTCGAACTGCCATGATTACGCTTGGCGTGTCGATGCTTTTGATGCTCGATGACGTCGCCCCAACGGTAGAGGTTTCGGCCACCATCGCTGCGTCCGCGGCGATGTAACGGCCAACGACTGACCCAGTTACGCACCGCGTCCTCGCTGACATCGGCCATCTCAGCCAAGTCCTGGGTGGTCATCAACGTTTCGGGATCGACCGCGAACCCGTCGATGATCCACTGTTGCCCGTAGGCGAGCATGACCTGGTCGAGTTCGGCGCATGCGGCCGCGTCGGTGTCAAGAAGTCTGTCCCGGTACATCAATGCTATACGCGACCGCCGCTCGAATCTGTTGTCGGGCCAGGGCCATTTCATCGGCTCAGTCGACACTCAAGACTCCCCTTCTGTGCAGTTCGAGAAGTATGCGGTCCTGGCGGCGTATGTCATTTTCGGGGAATCGTGAGCCGCAGGCGGTGCAGTCGAAATGCTCCGATCCGGCCCAGCGTCCGACGGTCTTCGCGTGGCAGCGGCTGCAGGGAATGTCGCGTTGGTAGCGGGCTCGGGTCTGGCCTAGCGTGAAGTGGGCGATCCCTGAGAGATGGTCTAGTTCGGCGATCAGTTGTAGCCCGGTGGTGCATTTGACGCCGTGCAACGAGCCTGCTGTGTTCCAGAACATCACATCGATAGCAGGGTCTTGCGGTTCGCGGCCGCCGACACCGCTGATGCACATGAGGGCTTCCAGGTGGGGAGCCACGATCCACGCGCAGGTCTGTATTTGTGTTGCTGCGGGCGCGGCGTGGCGGGTTGGTCGCCATGCGAGGATTTGGGCGGTTCGATCAGGGTGGTCGGGGTTTTCCATGGCGAGACGGTCGGCGATAACTTCGGCGGCAATTGTGAGGGTGTCGGTGATTCTGCCTAGGAGTGCTTCGACGCTGACGTTCAGCAGTACGGATCCTGATGGTTTCTGCCGGATTCCTACATCGATGCCGGCAGCGTTTTTCTCCCCGATAATTGCCTGAAGATATCCCCATTGTTCTGGGAATTTCTCGATGTTTTTTCTTGATCGGCGTAGGCATCGCAGGCACAGTGTGTTGTTTGTCTTGACTTCGTCGCCGTGGTTGTCGAATCCGTTTGTGCATCGGCGATCGTTCACACAAAATCGGGCGGCAGCGGTGTCGGTCATGCGTGGTCTGCTTGGTCGATGGCGTGCGCCGCCAACACCAGGATGGCGAATGCGGCCACAAATCCGGTGGCGAAACCGGCTACGAACCCGGCAGGGAATCTCATTGTGCAGCCTCGAAGTTGCGGCGCCGTTTCAGGTCGTGGGCTGCGTCGATGCGTGAGATGTTGGTGCCGGTGATGCGCCCGGTTTTCAGGGTGCGACACTTGCTACCTTTGGGTTGTCCGCAGATTGGGCAATCTATTAGCTGCCAGCTCAACATCAGTATTCCTCCAGGTTGTCGAGTCCGTGGGATTCGAAGTACAACTTTTCGTACTTGTCGATAAGCCCCCGTAAGTAGCGGATGTCGGCGGCGTAGCACTGTTGAGCGAGCGAGCCGGGCTCTTCTGCTGCGTAAAGCGTTTGCATTTTGGCCAGTAGGTCTCGATCTGCGAGAATTCCGCGCTCTGGGTTCACGACTCCTCGATTCTGTCGAGCATGGCGTCAATCCACGCGATAGCGGCATCCCAGTCGAATTCGACATCGTCGGTCATGTGACGGTCCTCGCGAAGTGAACTAGGCGTCCTTTGAGGAGGGGCACACCGTAGATGTCGGTGCAGTCCTGGTTGGGTGTGGCGTGGCAGACGATGCAGCGCCGTGTGAGGGCGTCGTGGACGGGTGGGCTGTCACGGTCGGTGAACGGGGTTGTCATGCGACCACATCCATCCGGTGGCCGTGGCGCTGGCCGGTGATCAGGGCTAGCAAATCGTCGACGGTGCAGTGGACCCAGAATTTGCCGGGGTTGGTGGTGCCGCGGCGCTTGGCGATCACTATTCCGGTGAGTGCGTCGTCGTTTCCGGCTTCGGTGTGGGCTTCGCCTGTCCAGCCGGGTAGGTCGAGGCGGGCGCAGTCTTTGACTTCGATGACGATGCGTTGGCCGTGTGCGCGGAGGCCGCTGATGTCGCCGCGGTCTTTTGCGCCGCGTTTGACTCTGCGGTCGATGCGGTCGTCGTCGAGGGTGGTGGCGATGTAGTCGGCGACGGCGCGTTCGGTGTGTCCGCCGGCGTTACGGGCTGAGGTTCTGGATCTGGTCATGGGTGGTGTTTCCTTTGTTAGCCGTAACTGGCAGATAGGTTGGACAGGTTGGACATGTTGGACGCCCCCCCGCGGGTTTGGTGCCTCGTCATGAAATAGGATTTATATAGGTTATCTATATTAGCTAGTAGAGTACTATTTAGAGTTTTCTTAGTAAGGTAACCCTTATCAGAATTTTTGGGGGAGGGGTTGGACATGTCCAACCTTTGTCCAACCTTTCTTATATTTGCTGGACAGGTCATAACTTCACCCACCTGACACCGTCCGCGCTGCGTTTGATCAGCCCGTCATCGACAGCGACAACAAGTACCGATTGCAGAATTGAGCGGTCCCGGCTGGACATTGCCCGCGTGATTTCCTGCCGGGACATGCCGTCGTCGCAGGCTTTGTCGAGCTTGTCCAGCAGCCAGCGCAGCACCCGCTGACCGCGCTCGCTGCGGCGGTGATCCCGCTCGGCATCCGATGTTTCGATCTCGATTCCGCGGACCACACCGCGGGCTTCGGCTTCGCGGGCGGAGGCGTCTTTGATGGCGTCGAGGACTAGTTCGCGGGTGTAGGTGGAAATGTCGGAGGCGATGCCTGAGAGTTCCCAGTCTTCGGATGTCATGTCGGTGCGGCCGTCGAGCACGGTGAGGGCGTAGGCTATTTTTTCCCGCACGAACAGTGCGTGGCCGTCGAGGGCGTCGGATTGTCCGCGCATCGCTTTGACCCGTTCGGTGAGGATCAGTTCGCGCGCCTCGTCGGGGATGGTCAGTTCGATGGGGTAGAGCCACGCAGAGGGGGGTGGGAGGGTGAGTGCGCCGGATTCCCAGGGTGGTGATGCGGTGATGCGTGGGTCGGTTCCGGGGAACCACATGAAGCGTTGCGGGGTTCCACCCCCGGTGTCATTGAGCAACGCGGTGGCTCGTTCTGGTTGGACGCTGACTACCAGTGTGAGCCGGTAGGTGTGTGCGTCGATGTTGCGGCGTTTGTCTTTGTCGGCGTAGGAGAATCCGAGTTGTTCGGCGGAGAAGGCGCTGCGCATGATGGACATCAGGGTGGCGCCGGTGCGGCTGCCGAGAGCGGTGAGTGTGTCGATTTCGTCGGCGCTGAACAGGATGGCTTCGCGGCGCGAATCGGGGTCTTTCATATCGCCGGCGAACGCCGCAACGAGACCTTCTCCGGAGCCGAGGTTGTGCTGCTGAACGTGTCCTGGGACCAGTAGTCGGGCGGCCGCGGCGGCGGATCCTTTTCCGCCTCCGGAGACGGCGGTGATGGCGGCGAACCAGTTGAGGCTGCCGGGGCCGCCGATGAGTGGCGGGAGTGTGATGCAGGGCCGTACCTGTGTGAGTGCGCGGGCGGCGCAGTGCGCCAGGACTGCCCACGGGCTGCACATGCGTGCCATGGCGGTGGTGTACACCATTTGTAGGGATTCTCGGGCGTCCCAGAATCCGCGCTCAATGTCAACGATGTGGTTGTGCGGCTCATGTTCTGGATCTTGAGGTGGTTCTGTTTTGGCTGCGGTGGTGTCGATGGTGATGTTGCGCATCCAGTCGGTCAGCGATGGCTGGGCGAGTTCGCGGGCGGCGCCGTCGCCGGTGACCATCGCCCGGAATTCGTGGATGGCTTCGTCTTTGCCACCGGCCCGGTCGGGTGCTACGAGGGCGATGAACATTTCTCCGAGCGCCAATAGGGCGCTGTTGACGCCGGATTCGCCGCTTGTTCCCAGCCGTAGCAGGGCTAATACGTGTCCGCGGGTGGTGTCGTGGCGGGAATGCCCGGGCAGGTTGAGTTCTTTGATTGCTTGCCGAAGTCTGTCGACGACGGGTGTGGAGGGTTCGCCTTCGGTGAGTGCGTCTTTGATGCGGTAGGTGTGCCCGTGGAGTGTTGCCACCGATTTTTGGGCGCCCAGGCTGGTGATCCAGGTGTCGGGTAGTGGCGGTAGGTTGTCGGATTCGGGGATGCCGACGAGCTGGTCGGTGTCGTTAAGCCATTGGTATCCGCGGCCTTCGGGGTGAATGGATGGCCATGCGAGGACGTAGCGGTGGTGATGTTGAACGATTTCGATGTCACCGATTCCGAGTTCGGCGAATTCAATGCCTTCGGCGAGCTGTGTGCCTGGGGGGATGCGGTAGAGCCGGATGCCGGATACGCCGTCGCGGCGGCTGGTGGATCGGCTGGCCGGGGGGAGTTCACCCCAGCGGTGTTCGGCTTCTTTGAGGGTGCGGGCACCGGTTTTGGCGCCGTAGGCGTCGACGTCGATACCGATGATGCCGTCCGGTAGGCGTAGGCACAGGTTCCCGTCAGGATAGAGTTCTGCCCAGGACATGACGTCGGGGTAGGACGGATCGTTGCCGGCGCGGCCTGTGAAGCCTGTGGGTGGCGATTTTTTGTGTCCGCGCCGGATGGGTAGGATTCCGCGCCAGCCGTTGCGCCAGTAGGTGTCTGCGGCGGCGCCGTAGCCGAGGGTTTGTTGCTGTTCGGGCATCACGCTGTCACCGCTTTACCCTTGTCGGCGATGACTTCGCGTCGCATTGTGTCGGCGCTGGCGATAGCTTTCAGGAGCATCGCCACCCGGTCAGCGTCGTCAGGTTTGGCTGATAGCCAGTGGATCATCTGGTCTTGTATGTGCGCCAGGTTCCCGATGAGCCTGTCGATCAGTGCCTTGATCGCTTTTTGCTTAGGTGCCGGGTAGGCGATCCACAGTTCACCGTTGTGGGTGAAGCGGGCGCTATGGCCGAGGGGCAGCCCAACCGAAAACGTAACCTGCACACGCTTCGTTACGTCCTCGGTCATGGGTTGGGCTGCCCTCTCAGAATCGTTGTCGGTGGCGGATGGCTCAGAACGGTGGCTGCGCCATGGTGTTAGCGATGGCCTGTTTGGCGTCGGCCGGCATCGCGGCCCACGCTTTGGGGTCGATACCGGCGGGCGGCTGCACGGGGATCGGCACATTCTGCGGCTGCACGGCTTGAGCGGTGCCGTTTCCGAAGTAGCCTGCGGTCGCAGACGTTGGCGGGGTGTAGCTGACGGTGTACTGCTTGGGCCCGTTGAGTCCCGGCCGCGACGGGGCACCATCGCTGGTGTAGGTCACCGACAGTTGGCCACCGATCTTCGGCTCGGTCTCGCCGGCTTTGCGAAGGGCGTCGCCGACGGCGCCCTTCATCCAACCGCGAACGTAGAGGGTGCGGGAGCCGTCATCGAATTCGATCTCGGGGTTGCGTTCCTCGGTTTGCAGTTCGATGCGTACCTGGGTTTTGCCGGGAATGTCTTGCCCGGTCTCGAAGTCCCGCTGTGGTTCTGGGGGGTGGACGGCGGTGATGGTTCCGTTGATGGCGGAGCCGATCGTCGGGAATTTGGCGGCTTTGCCCCCGCCGCTGAAGAATCCGGACAGACTTGGTGCTGGTTGTGACATGATGTTTTCTCCTATTTCAACTGGTTGTTATTGCTGTATTTAATTGTGGGGCTGAGGATGTCAGGACGCCTTCCACTGAGTGATGCTGCTGGCAGTTGACCACATATCTTCGATTGCTTGCCGACCGCGTTTGATGTGCCCGAGATAGTGGTCACCGTCAGCATGTCCGCACGGTCGTCCCATGTAATAGTCGGTGTCGTGAAACACGTTTATTTCTAAGCACTTTAGGCAGTCATGCCATAGCCCGACTCCAATCGACCACTCGGGATCGTGAAGATCATTATCGGCGTAAAACTCGCCAAGTAGCCCGGCGGCGGGATAATCACCGTCAAAAGTGTTATTTAACAAAGAGACTGGGCTAGCTCCGACAATCAGATAATCTCCCTTCCAATGGCCAGCTAGGCCGGCTTCCACCTTCGGGATCGGGTCAAGGAAATCCCCGCGCGTTACAGCTGGCTTAACTTCAACCAGAAGCGGTCGATCACCATGTATCAGAAAATCTGGGATGTAACCGTTCGTATCGAACGGTTCGTAGGTGTAGCACCAACCAATGACATCAAAGAATGCGGCCCATCGAGCTTCAAGCCGCGAACGGTATACATTGCCCCGATACAGGGTCGGGATCGCTTTCATATGTCGATGCCTCCGCATTTGAGTGCCGAGTCCGGGTTTGGTGAAAACCACGGGCAGAACATACAATCCGGGCCGGAGCGTGAAAACCACTCGTAGTGATCGGGTTGGTGTTCGACGTCGAAATCGTGGATCAGCGCCGCGGCCTGGTGGCGGCGATAAATGATGGCGTCGGCGATGGACTCGTCGTAGGGTTCGGACCACAGGTGCGCGTTGGAGAGGGTGCCGCCGCGGGGAATCAGCATGACCGCGACCACCTCGACGGAGAGGTTGGCGTTGCGGAATCCTTTGCCGTACAAGTGAACCTGCTGGCGGTAGACCTCGCTCATCTGCTTTTTATAGGCAGTGAATCGGCTGGCACCGGGCACCTTGTAGTCGATGACTGTTGCGGTGTCCGCATCGTAAAGGTCACACGACCCGGATAGCCAGCTGGTGACATTCACCCGGGTTTCGGTGTGCCAGCGCTGGCGGCCCAATTGCGTGTTCGCGTACATGGCAGCCGATTCCAGCCACTTGTGTGTCGCGGTCCCGATGATCGCCGGCAGCGGATCAAAGCTAGGGTTGGGTTTGTCGACTTCCATCAGCCCGTACGCCAGGCGGCGCATGCAGGGGTGCGCGATTTCGGAGGGGCCGAGCGCGCGTTGCAGGTGCCGGGGTGTGGCCTGGTCGCGGGCGTGGATAATTTCGACGATGTCACGCTTCAATGCCTCGGCGCGGTTGGTGGCGAAAAAGGCTGCAGTCATTAGTCGCACACCTCGAAGCGGCGCACCTCGGTTGTGGACATGCACTCGGCGGCAGCCTCGGGATACAGACGCTTTAACAGCTGCTGATCCAGCGCGGTTCGCTTCTGCGACTTCCAGGTCACCGCAACACCGCCGTCGACGGTGCCCACCATGTCGTCGTCGAGCGCGGACTGCACAGCGGCTTTCGCTTGGTCCTCAAGCTCTTTGATCTCCGCGCGTTTGTTTTTGCACCACCGCAGAATCTCCACCTGGGCCCGCATGTTACTGATATCTACGGTCACGATGTGTGCTCCTTGCTGTTCCCGTTGGCTGAGGCTTCGGTTGCACCAGTTGGTAGGGGGGCGCAGCATTTTTTCGGCGTGCTCCGATGGTGACGTCGCTAATCAACTGGGGGATGTCTAGCCGGGCGCTCATTTGGTCTCTTCGCTGTAGACGTTTCCGGAGCAGTTGCCCCAGTCGGTGCGGCCTTCGGCGGTGTCGCCCTCGATGACGGCGGCTTCGTGGCGGAGTTCGGCTGGGGACCAGGCTTGTTCGTCGGGCCAGCGGTAGCCGTACAAAAGAGGCTTCGGCGAGGGTGGCGGCAGCAGTGCGCATCCGCGCGGGAAGGGTGCTCATGCGGGATCGCCTTTACGCCAGCCGGATTCGATGAGTTTTCGCGCAGCCGACCTAGCCACTTCCTGATAGGATTCTTTGGCTTTCGACCAGCCCATTGCTGCTCCAGGCGGCAGGCCCCAGAGTTCGCATGCCAGCTCTTCCACTAACTTCTGACGCTTGGCGTAATCGGCTTTGTTGAACTCTCCAGCGCGATCCAGAAGGCGCTCGGCCGACCACTTTCTCTCCTCAAAGACATTCTCCCGCAGCTCACGTTCGGTCGCCTCTTCGAGAACGCGTGCCGCGTAGCGCATCCGCTTCGGCAGCGTGGACAGATCCGGTTGCTCACTCATATCCGACCTGCCTGGTGACGTTGCCGATCTGGTCGGGATGCCTTTGCCCTGTCCGCGTAGTCGCGCATGATGTAGGCGGTGACAGCGTGGATGACGTGTTCGGTGTCTTCTTTGCTCGCTCCTGTGATGACCATCAGAGCTTCTGTCGCGAAGTTGAAATTCAGTTCCGCGCGTTCAGATGCGAAACGCTCGTCGGGGCCATACCTATCGTTTGATGGCTGCTTCACGAGCGGTCTCTGTCGAATGCGGCGAGACGCATAAGGTGCGCGGGTGTGGCGTGTTCAAAGATCGCCGTAGCTAGCCCGCGTAGGTACGCCATGTCGGCGTCAAACTCGTCCGGGTCTTCGGCTGTGATAAGTGGCTGTTCGGATTGAGGCCATGACGGCTGATATGATTGGTGTGGCATGGGAACCACCCCTTCCTGTTGTTGTTTGCCCCGCCCGGTCAACCCCGGCGCGGGGCGCTTTTCCCCTATTTGTGGTGCAGAAACTGGGTGGGGAACCGTTCCTCGAGGAGTTGGCGGACGCCGACGATTTCGTCGCCGGTCAACACCGGCTCGAACGGTCGGTCGAGGGGTGCGTATGCGTTGAGGACCGCCGACATCACGGCACAGCACATGCGGAACGGGTTCACCACGGGTCCCCTAGTCTTCGAAGTGTTTGCGGTAGTCGCGTGCTTCAAGCCGGGCCTGCGCGGCGTGTTCAATGAACGCGAACGCAACCAGCGCGGCCGTAACCAAAGCAATGGTCATGTCACCGCTCCTGTCGGCTGTAGTAGCTCAGCTGTGCGCGGGCGGAGTCTAGTTGGGTGGACACGTTGGCGAGTTCGGTTGCCAGCCTTCGGTTTTCGGCGCGCAGGCGGGCACACTCGGCGCACTCAGCGCCCGGATCATCGAGGGGTGCCGAGATGTTACGAAAGACGTCAAGCCGACCCTTGGGGCCGGTCGGATTTAGGTGTTGCGGGTCAGCAGGGCTAACGCAAGCAAGCCCCAGGTCAGAATCTGGAACGTCCTGCTGCTTATCCTCCCTGACAGACGGCTTGCTGAAAGACGAAACCCTTGAGGGGGAGTCCGAATTATGCCGTCTGCGAGGCTCGCTGCCGCACCAGCGAAGTATTTTTTTCATCCGAATCGCCTGCTTTCGCACCATGGCGCGTCCGCACCGGTCAACCGAACAGACACACCCCCACCCGACGGGCGGGGCGGCACACGATGTCTAGGCGGGCAACCATCAATCTCAGGCACCAACAGGCGGCCACACTTCACACACCGGCGATGCACCTGCGCCCGCCACAACTGCTCAGTCGGCCAATGCCGCCGCCGCTCAGCCGCAGCCGCGATACGGGCACCATGCTCGGCGTTCTCCTCAGGGGTTCGTTCACGGTGCCGGCGACACGTGCAACCCGGCGCGCACGCAGTCACGACGCCGCCTTATGTGCGGCGCGATAGTCGCGCTGCCACTGATTCGCACACGCACGACAATTCCGCTGAGTGCCGTTCTTTTTGTAGATCGTGTTCTCAGGCGTGTACTCGTGACCATTGACGCAGGAAGCTTGGTCTGCGTGGGATCGTTGGACGTTCACCCGTGGTGTGACGGGCTCTAGGTGTGCGGGGTTACAACACCGCTTGTTTCGGCAGAGGTGGTCGATCTGGAGGCCGGGCAGGATGGGACCTACGAGTAGCTCGTAGGACAGGCGGTGCGTGGAACAGACGCGGCCCTGGTAGCCGACGCTTCCGTAGCACTTGCTGCTGACAGCGCCCGTCCAGGTCCAGCAAGTGGGGTCATCCAGGTCGGAAGCCATGCATAGCTCAAACCGGATCTTCCGTTGCATATTCGGCGGCAACGCGCCAGCATCGGTGCTCATGCCGAAGCTTCGAGAACCTCAAGCGCGGCGTCCACATCGTGCTGGTAGACGCGGTAACTACGTCCCCCCGGCAGGCGGATGGCGGTGAGTCGGCCGTCTTTGATCCACCGTTGGACGGTGCGGGGACTGGTGCCGAGCTGGTCAGCAACCTGAGCGACGGTGAGAGGCTGATTCGTAGGTTTACGATCATAAATATGGTGATCTGCCATAGCGTCAGAATGTATGGCGAGTTACCATAGTGTGTCAAGTACGACATACCTATTGGCGCGAATGGCGGTTATGGCTTATCGTGACGTCTATGACGAGCACACCTAACGAGGGGCTAGACCCCGTAAAACAGGGAAACGCGCTCATCGGAGAGCGGGTACATACCCTCATGTGGCGCGGCAGCCGTACCCAAAAGCAGCTCGCCGCGATCCTGAACGTCGATCAGGGATCGATCTCAAACCGCTTGCGCGGGAAGACAAACTGGTCGGCCGTGGACGTTTCCGTAGTAGCGCAATGGCTGGGCGTGCCGGTCACCGACATCATGCCCGAGGTTGAACTAGGGTCGGACCCTCCTGAGCCCGGCGCCGCTGGATATCGCGTCGCCGGGCTTCCGCTCCCCTGGGTGTATTCGAAACACCAACCCTTCGGTCAACGGTTTAGGGCGTGGTGGCTGCCGTCGCTGGCACCGGTATATAAGGCGGCGTGATGAGCGGCGTGAGGTGGCATTACTGGCGGGTCAATCCTTGTGAGGTTCATGTTGTGCCGGAGTCTGAACGTACCCAGCATATGCCGTGTGGGTGTCCGTGCGGGGCTGATTTAGATGCGATGTCGGATGGTGTTGTGAGGGTGACGCACCGTGAGTTTGGTGGGGCGGCGTGATAAGCAGCATGGCGCCTACTGATGTGTGTCGACGGTGCGGTCATACCCGTGACCGTCATTGGTACAGCGGGTTTGTGTGCATCGAATGCGGCTGCACACGGGGCCGAATCGCAGCAGCGTTCCGGCCTCTGGCCTCAGCAGCGTAGGAGAATAGAAGCATGATTAATCTGCGGATCGGGCGCATAGGCCAGGTGTTCGCGCCAGGTTACGGATGGTGCTTGCGCTGTAAGACGCCGTGGCTATTCGTAAGCTGGCACGATACCCAATACGGCGCGGACGGTAACGGCTGCCTGCCGTTATGCGAGAAGTGTTGGGGCGAACTCACGCCGGCACAGAGATTGCCGTTCTACCGCCAGTTGATTGAGTCCTGGCATGAGCGACCCGGTCGCGGGTTGACGCTCGATGAGGAATGGCCGCTAGTTGAATCTGCTGTGATGAGTGACCACTAACCTGTTGGTTAACAGTCTGAGTGCTAGAGGATGGAAAGCATGATTGACACACCAAACGAGCCAGCGGCAGGCGCGCGCAACGGACGATGGGTAAAGCTCGGCCATGTCGGCGTCGACTCCGCTTCCATCGGCATCACCGATCTACTCATGGGCGTCAAAAACTCGGTGTTGAACAACGTCGGCGCCGCCGAGTCGCGCTATGCAGTGCCAGGCTCGGAGTTCGCGGGCGACTGGGGCACAGGTATCCGTTTCTGGGCCGGCTTTGGCGATGGTGGTTACGACGTATGGGGCTGGATCGTCGATTACGGCGACGACGAAGTAGACGAGCGAGTCGCCCAGATCGTCGTCACGATGATCAGCGCCGACGACCTGGACGATTGGCATGCAGGCTGACAGTTGGCCCGATTACCGACCACTAACTGTTTGGTTACCGACGGAAAGGATGAGCACATGAGCGACGCGATCTATCACGAATCGGTGCCGCTGTGCCCGCACATCATGGGGTATTTCCGCAATGACATACCGCCCGAAGAACACCAGATCCTCACCGGCGAATGTGAGGAGTGCGGACCCGTCAGCGCGACAGCACCCCATCCTCGAATCGAGCGGCCTGGTTTCGGCTGCGGCATCAGAGCAGAACTCTAACCGGCTTGGTTAATGACCTAGAAAGGAAAAACATGGGAACGATGACATTTTGGGATCGGCTCTGGCCGTGGCTGCGCCACCCTCTCGACAATGTGAGCGGGACTATCGCAGTGCGGTGGCTCGATCGGCACGACATGGTCATGGAGTATGCGGACAAGTACAACGTCATGCACGCATCGTGGAAATCGTCAGAGCAGAACGAAGATTACGTCGAATACCCCATAAGTTCGGACTCACAGACTACTACCTGGACGCTGCCCAATCCCGACACCGTGTCTGATGGCTTTCGATTTGCGATTCGGACTCCAAAAGGCGACGAGGCGTGGGTATGCGTCTGGGAAGGCAAGCATGCGTTCTGGGAACGGGTCAGTATTGATCCCGTAACCAAGGAAGGTGAAACGAAAATGAGGATTGTTAACAGTTGAGAGGAAGACATGCAGGTCGACAAAGCTCTTGACGAACTCAAGTGGATTCACAAGGGGTTGGAAGACGCCCAGCAATGGCACGACTGGGATGAGGTCGTGCGGCTACGCGGGCGGGTAAGCCACGCGATGGCACTCCTGAATCCATCGTGACCACTAACCGTGGCGTCGTGAGCGACGAACATGACCGCCGAGCGCGGGAGTACATCGAGGACGTTCTTAGGATCAACACGGAGCACGGGATACGTAACACTGAGGACCAACGCATCATCGAGGCTGCTGTCGCGGATGTCGCTGGCTGGGCGCGGCGACTTCACCAGTTGGCTAAAACAGAACCCTAACCGGCTTAGTTAACGACGAGTCATCGGAAATAGGAGACACAAATGGGCTATGACATGTACATCGTCGACGGCGGCGGAAACGAGATCGACGAAAGCGGCGATAGCTTCTACCTGCACCGCAACATATGGGGCGGCCAGCGCCTTGCGGACGCCCTAGTCGATGCCGGAATCGGGTACTGGCCGACCGGGCCGCAGCGCGAATATCCACGCGAGCCGGATGACGCCGAGTGGGGGGACTACAACTACTCACACGAGCTGCCACCAGCCAACCCGGCAGCCACGCAGTATCAGGCGACGATGTTTCGGCACCTTCAAGACACCCGCGACGAGCGTCCCGGCATCTCGGTCTACAAGCTGTGCGGCTCCAATGACGGCTGGTGGGTGACAAAGGTTGAGTGCGAGTCGGCGTTGAAGATGTGGGAGCAGGCCGGCAATCCCGAGGTTGACCAGTACGGCGACGTTATCCCGTTTCTCCGCGCGGCATCTAAGCACGACGGATTCAGGGTTTGGTGACCGTTAATCTCGTAGTGTTAACAGTCTGAGAGAGGACAGCATGAGGTATCTGTACCAGCGGGGACGCGGTGCGAAGCGTCGAGTCATGCATCTGTGCCGCTTCGATCAGTTCGGAAACGCGACTATGCAGCCGATTTGTGGCCGCAGCAACGGACTGCACTTCGATACAACGTGCAACCTTCCGTTAGGTCAGCACTTATGCAAGCGGTGCCGAGCTGACGAGAGGATGAGATGAGCGACGATCAGAAGTGCGCGGGCTGCGACGGTCCGCTATCCGAGGAGGATGGCATCACCCCTCGTCATGGACGATGCCAGCCTCCGTGAGTATTACTGCGCGACGTGCAAACCACCAGGTACCGGCTACACGATCAGCGACCTGCAGCAGATGCGCGATGACGGCCAAGCCGAACGCGCCAAGTACGAGATGTCGCTGCTGGACAAAGGTCGGCCCAGACGTGTACTTCGCGGTCAAAGGTCGACCCGATGACGACCTTTAACCGTATGGGGTTAACGGTTTGAAGCAGAAAGGAGGGCGTAATGCCTGAGCCAGAGTGTGACGGTAAATGTGCTCGCGACGAATGCATCTGCCCGGTTGACGACGCCTACGACTGGGTTGACGACGATTCGATGAGTGCAGAAGAGACCATGCGCCGATTCGAAGCGCTCGGACCTGAGGAGACTGTAGGACCACCGCCATGAGAATTTCCATAGACCCGAATGTCCGCGTCGAGAACAACTGGACCTACTCGGGTTTCGAGGACGTGTTCGGCGATGTTCACTTGCTCAATCCCGGCGACTGGGTGACGGCGATGTGGGCGGAAACCGATCAGATTTTTGACGCCAAGGTTGTGTGCTTGGAATTCGAGCGGCGAATCATCACGCTCGCTGTCGACTGGAAATCCGTGCGAGTGGATCAGAGGCCGATCATCGTTGGCACGGTCACTATTTCGTCAGGTGGCCGCACTAGACGGCTGCCGCTAGGCGAAGCTATCTCTGTACCGATAGTGGGCCTTAATGGATAGCGAGCCGTATGACGAGACCGGCACCACCGTCGAGCAGTTCGACGCGATGTGGAAAGAAGCAGAGCCAGTCGAGACTGTTGTAACGCCTCCGGGTAAATACGACTTCAAGACGCCGACCGACCTTGAGACACGAGTGCAGAACCTTATCAACTCGTGGCGACATTCGGTCGATGAGGCTTTCGGCGACGACGAGGGCTCGATCACCATCATGGCCGACCAGCTTGAGCGCGTTCTACGCGGACCAGAACTCTAACCTAGGGGTTAACAGTCTGAGAAAGGATGACATGTGAAACTTTCACGAACGAAACTGCGTGATCTGCGGCAAATCCTCGATCACTTCGCCCATCTTGCGCGCGAGTCCGCGCACGCGCATGCTCCCGCTGAGGGTGATCCGGCTAGCCCCTTCCATCAATACCTGATCGGAAAAGCTGAGGGACTGGAAGCAGCCCGCTACGAACTCGACTTGCTGCGGGAAAAGCTAGCCGACACCAAGGCCGTAATTCGCCTGAGGTAGAGAGGAAAACATGAATGACGACGGTGATGAGTTCGGCTATGAGCTGGTGATGCCGTTTCTGCCAGTGCAATCCAAGGGTGGCCCGCACGATGATGCCGCCTATGTGGCTGGCTATGAGATGGGTCTACTGGACGCGCAATTGGGCAACAGCGAGTACGACCAGGGCCGCGCCATCCACGGGGAGAACCGCGAGCAAGCCGACCTCATCGCGATGCGCCACGGCTACCTCGCCGAATTCACCAATGACAGCGGCGACGGATGGGTCCACATGAAGGTCCACGAGGTGCCCGTAAACCGATAACCGTGCGGTTACCGGTTTGGCTGTCGCAGTGGGGGCGATTTTTCGGAGAGGAAAAGGAGAAATGATGACGGTGACCGAGCCGGGATCGATTGATATCCCGTTGAGGGGCGATCTGCGTGAGTGCGTCTTATATGAACTCGACAGAATCATCGGCGAGTTGGATGCGCCGTTCACTACGGGCCTGATCCCGCGAACGCTGGTCGCGCATCTGCGAGGTGTTGTTGATGCGTGGCCCAACGTTCAGCAGCACATTTGGAAAGAACCCGATGGGACTATCCGCACTCTCGGCCAGGAGCGGGCTGGCGTTTACGGCTTTGGAGAGGCAGAGAAGCGGTGACCCGTGATGAGGCTATCGACCACATCTGGGACTTGTCGGATGGTATGGCTGCCGAATTTTTTTGCACCAGCGCCCAAGAAGACGAGCTCAGGCAGAAGACACGCGAGGCACTCGCCGCACTTGGGGTTCTGAAATGAGGATCGATCCGGCGAAAGTTCTAGCTGAAGCGGCAGCCATTACTAGACGCGAATCTGTCAAGGAACTGTCAACTTATCCGAGAACCGTCCGATCGAAAGTTACCTGAGAGTAGGCACAGTGTCATGGATCACATACATGCGCTGTCCTACTCATTGCCCGGCCAATGGGACACAGCACTCGACGGATGGATAACCTGGCTGATCGCCTCCGGAACCTCGACGGCGACCCGAAAAACACGCCGGGCTCATGTGCGGCGGATCGCCCGCGAACTGGATTCTCAGCATCCCCGCGACATCACTGATGCGCAGCTGCTGGCGATCCTCGGCCGGCCGGAGTATTCGATGGAGCATCGCCGCGGCCTGCGCGCATCGCTGGCCTCGTTTTACCGCTGGTCCCTCGAACAAGGTGTCGTCGACGAAGACCCGACGTTGACGCTCCCCCACATCAAGGCGGCGCTCGGCGCCCCCAAACCCGCCACCGACGACATCTGGCGCGCCCTCCTCGAACAAGCTAGCCCCCGCACCGCACTCATGGCACGACTCGCCTGCGAAGCCGGCCTTCGGCGCGCCGAAGTCGCCTGCGTACACAGTGATGACCTGAACGCCGGCATCGGCGGCGCCGAACTGATTGTCCACGGCAAAGGATCGAAGCAGCGCGTCGTCCCGATCACAGTCTCCCTGGCCACGGCGATCGCCAAAGCTCAGCCATTCGGCGGCTTCCTGTTCCCGGGGAAGATCGACGGGCATGCCAGCCCGGACTGGGTTGGGCGCCTCGTCAGTCGGGTGATGCCGCCCGGCTGGAGCATCCACAAGCTCCGACATCGGGCGGCCAGTCGTGGGTATGCTGGCACCGGCAACCTGAGAGCTGTGCAAGAATTTCTCGGCCACACATCGGTGGCTACGACACAGCGTTATGTGGCAGTGTCGTCAGCAGAGATCAGGCTCATCTCCGACGCTGCCGGCACCGCCTCCTGAAACGTCACGTGACGGTTACGACCGCACGGTTACCGGTCTTCGATACGGGTCAGTTTAACCCCTAGATACTGGCGCTTATCTCTTGCCTACCCATTTGCGTACGGTCATACGGTCCACACCGAGTAGTTCAGCGATGTCGCGTTGGGAGTAGTCGGCGTCTGCGGCTTCGATGGCCGCGTCCTTGGCGGCGTGCCGCTTTACCTCTACGTCGCTGCGCGCTGCGGTGAAAGCGTTACCTGTAGCGCGCCATCGTTCCTCCGTGGGAGTGCCCATGCGGTGAGCCTAGCAGAGGTGGTAAAGTAATCCACATGAGTGATACGACGTTGAGCGGCTTGCAGCGGATCGTCATGGAGGCTGAGCGACTGCGCGAACCGGCGCCGCGCGGCTTTCCGGATGCGAAGCGCGTCGACCGGACCGATGCGATCTTGGATCTGATTATTCGCCTGGCGCGGGAGGTGGATGACGTGCTGCGTATTGCCACGCGCGACTAAAATGGGCGGGGCCGCTAGATGTCGCATACTGGATCAGCTGCAGAACACTTCGGTGCAGTGGATGCAGTCAGCCGCCGGTATGCCGGAATCTGGAAAGCGTCGGTATGAGCGCACGTAAACAACTCGAGGATCGCGCCCGCGAACTGGGCTGTTTCCCTGATCCCGAGAACTACACCGACGTGCAGCTGTGGGATGCCATCAAATGCGAGCTGGCCGCGACTGGCTGGATGCAGAAATACGAGGCACTACCCACTGACGAGGACCGTATGGACGCAGTACACCGGCTGCGGCTGTCATTAGAACGAGAACGCCAACCTCGTGGTTGCCGACGCAAGGATGAGTACCGAAACGCCGCCCGCGCCGCGCTCGACGCGATGGAAGACCTAGAGAGGTAAGTGTGAGCAGTGAGCCGCGCGAGGCAATCGCACGCATTCTCTACAACGAGGTGCTAGAGACTAGCGACGGTTACACCGAGCCCATCGGCGAGACCGAGTCTATGGACACGGTTCTGACGATTGATGGCCGATTCAACTTCGTTGACCTAGCCGACGCGGTCATCGCCGCGCTGGGACTGAAATAACAGACCGGCAAATGAAAGGTAGTTGCTATGGCTCATGCAGGTGAAGTAACAATCAAGGTCAAGCCCGACCTCTCGGCGGTACAGAAGGCCAATCCCGAAGAAGTGACCGCTGTGTTGGCGGAACACGTCTACGGCGACCGAGGCCCTGCAGCTGGGCACCCCGACGCATTGAGCGTCTGCACCCGGGCCGCTATCGACCTCTGCGATCGGTTCTACATCCTGCCGCGCACCTGACAGAAATCTTACATCCTGACGTGCCATCCACCGCTGGTGCTGAACCTGGGCGCGGTGGCGTTGGGTCTGGTTGCGGTGCAAGACTTTATCACCGCGCATCGACTATCGGGGTGACGTGAATGCGGACATTCTTCGTTATAGCCGCCTATGTAGCCCCAGTCATCGTCGTGGGGGTTATCGCCGTCGCCGCGATCACGGCAGTCTTGTACGGGTGTGCCAGGTTTTGGATCATGGTCATGGCGTAGCTACCAGTTGGCGCGGTCTGCTATCCGCCACGTCAACGAATAGGTTCGGCACGGTCCGCCCCACTGTAAACGCCAGCCGCCGAGCGTGGCGCCGGGCCGCGCCCGGGCGCCTGCGGGTAGCTGTCTGATGTTGAGCCGCCAGATCCTCACCGCTGCTCTGAGTGGGGTGATTTCCCACAGGTGTTGTGGGGGCAGAACGGATTCGGCTTTTTCAACATCCATCGCCTTTCCTCGATGCCGCATCTCAGCGAGCACACACATCAACACACCCAGCAATCCCACACACACCGCCCCCAAACCTAATACGGCAAAGCCGTATTCATTCACGGCAGAATCGCGTGATAGCAGCGCTTGACGCCGCGGTGCGCCACATTGTCGGCGTTAAACATGTCAGCCCACGCCGGCAATACCCCACCCAAATGGGCGCCCACAACCAACAAAACCCCGCGCACCAGCCATTTGTGGCCGTCGCGGTAGCGGTCCGCCGCATCGCTCAACAGATCATCGGCGGCAAACTCATACACGATCGCCCCGGCCACTATCGACGCCCACGCATAATCACCCGACTGGGGCTTCATATTGTCCGTCCGGTGGAAACGCCTGCTGCACAAGAAGCCTGCCCTGCCAATAGGCAATCCAGAACCGGTCGATGAACTCCTCATCGCTGGTGTCAATGATCATGGGGTTGGGTTCACGGTCGCGTCAGGGTTACCCTGATCCGGGTTCGTCACTGCCGGCGTGATCCCTGATGGGGGTGGCGGGTCGACCGTGAAATTCGGTGGCGCATCCGGCGGCGGTTCAGGCGGCGGCACATCCAGTATCGGCGGATCAAGAGGCACACAGGGTTTCGGCCTCAGTGCGTACTTCCATTCAGACGGCGGATTCGGTGTCTTACTGCGTAGACCACCGGGACAGTCGTAGTGGCAGCCGCCTTTCATCCCACCAACCGGCCCAGATATGCCGACCTCCACCATCATCGAAAACCCTAGATTCCCCTGTCCTGCGGCGCCATAGTAGTAGCAATGCCAAGTCGAACCGTTTTCCTCGACCGGGAAATCGCAGCTCCACCAAAACGTTGCCACCAGCGTGCCGACCATGCCCTGGTCGCTGACACCCGGATACGGGCACGAACCAGGCGGCGGGACTTCAACGTTGATATCGGCGTGTGCCACACCACAACCCAGCCACACAGCGGCGATCAGTAGCGCGATCAGTCTGCGCATCAGTGCCCGATGTGAACGACGAAAGCGTTAAACAGGGTGAGGATCAGTGTGAGGAATACGCTGGCACCCGCAATCCAAATCGCCATCTTGTTGTTGCCACTGTCCCGCGCATCAACAACCTGGGTTTTCTGTCCAGCCGCCTCATACTGCACGCGCCGCAGGTCTGCGATGTCCTTTTGGATCGGGTCCATTGCAAGCGCAAGAGCGGCACGAGATTGAGTCGCCGACTGGTCTACCGCGATACGCAGAGCCTCAGCCGATGCTGCAACCTGCCCGGCAAGCGTAGCCGCTTGTGTGGCGGCCACTTCGGCTGCGCGCTGCACAGCGTTGATATCGACAGCCCGAATCGCGTCTAGCCGGGCGCTTTCCGTCTCGCGCAACTCTTTAGAATGGTTGTCACGCATCATATCTAGTTCGCGGATATGCTTAGCTTCCGATTCCCGTAGATCGTCCTGCCGTTTTATGGCAGCCTCGACAAGCTGCAGCACGTTTTGGGTTGGATCAATGACAGCTTGACCTGAGGCGTCTACGCCGGGCCCCGGCGGTGTATTAGCTACCATCACAGCCTCCCGTCACAGGTCGGGCTCCTGCTCCAAGTCGCGCATAACCTCACCGATGGGATGATGCGAGTAGATAGGCCGTCCGCACACCATGCACAGATAGCGGTACGACCCGGCCGCCTGGTTAGCGCGGTGAATCAGCCGCAACTCTTCGTGACAGAGGCCGCGGATTTCTGCGCGCTGATCACGGTCGAACATGACCGCCGCTCACGATGTCACTACCCAACTGATCTGATCACCGCTCTGAAGGTGATTGAAGAAGCCCCTCTGTAGCCAGAGGCTGGTGGTGTCGATCACCGCGCCATCTGAATCAACCAGCGACAGCACCGCGTTGGGCTCGTTAAATGACAGCACCCATTGCACCATTGCGCACCTTTAACTTTCCGGCTGCTTGGCCGCCACTACCGGCGCGAGCACGACATGACCGAGCACGCTGATGATGATGGCCCCAGCCGCGGCCAGCCACGCACCCACCGAGGCGGGCACCAGCCCAGTGGTGTTCGCCGCCACCGTGACCAGCACGGTGCCGGTCACCGATATCACCGCAACAATGACATGCGCGTGTTTACCCACCCACGACATCAGAGAGGCCGATTCCTGAACGCTGCCTTCAACTCGGCGGTCTGCTTCTCAAACTGCCCCTTGAGGAACAGGTGATGCCAAAGGTGGTTAATCCCGGTGATGACCGTGACTCCACCGACGATGATCAATCCTCCAACAATCATGGTGTGCTCCTTGATCTTTCAGGGTGTTGGGTTGAGGGCGGCGTTGAGTGCGTCGAGGGCTTTGTCGACGGCGTCGATAAGGGCGACAACCTTCTCGGCGTCCGGCCCGACGACGGGTAGTTTGCCGATGAACCCTGCGGCCGCGTCGGCGTATTTGGTGACCAGGTCGGCGTAGCTGGTGGCCTGTGCCACGATGCTGTCCAGCTCGGCCACCAGTGTGGTGACGTTTAATGCCATGGTGATCTCCTTTTTTAGTGCCCCGGTTGGTGGGGTAACGAATTCCCGATCGCCAGAGCGTCATCGATGACGGCGGTCAACGCCGGAAAATACTGGTAATGCGGGGCATTATTGCCGGCGGCAAAAAATGTGCCGGCGTTGATGAGGGCTTCAACATCCCCAATGGGATGGCCCAGAAGTGCTGCCAGACCCACGATGTCGGAGAAGCTTGGTTGCATGACAATTTTGAATATCTTGTACTCGACACTGCTGGCTGTCGGTAGCGTCGTCCACGGCGTGCTGCCCACGGGTGCGTCTGCATACAAGTCCCCGGGATTCACAAACGAGTTGATCAGATATTTCCCATCGGGCGCAAGCAGGTTGGCTTGGGCGAGGGTGTAGTCGAGCGGGCCCGCGATCCCGCCGGTCACCTGGCCGTCTACTTTCGGGGGGAGCGGCTGCCCTGCCATCTCGTTGCCGTGCGCCACGCCGGGACAGCGCATGGGGCAGCCGATTAGATACAGCCGGTAAATGTGCGGTAGTAGGTAGTGCAGGGTGCCGGTGGCCGGGAGGATGTCCTGAAAGAAGGTTTGGCACCACACCATCGCGCCCTGGCTCCACGCCGACCCTAAGATGACGAGACCGTCGTAGCTGCCGTGTTGTACGTAGTAGGTGTTGGCGTACCAGCCGAGCGCCATATTCAAATTGGCGCGGCCCTGCTGGACCGATGGCCACATGGGCACCGTCAGGGCCTCGTAACCCACTCCCGGGGAAGCCCACAGTCCGTCTTGCGCGTTGATCAGGCCGCCGATGACAGCGGACGCAAAACCCGACCAATAGCCGTTACCGTCATCGGTGATGAAGCTCGGCGGAGCGGGTGCGCCCGCATAGGCGGTGCCTTCGACAGCGAACAGGTAGCCGGCCGGGCTGTATTGGAGCCCGTTTTGGTCGGCGCGGATCTGAGGCCACAAACCCGAGGTCACTACTTGCCGACCTCGAACGGCGGTGTGCCGGGGAAGTTCGCCGGCCACAGGCGTAACACCCCGGCAGCGGTGCGATAGCCGGCCAGCTTGCCTGGATCTGTTTCTGCTATCAGCTTTTCAACTGATACACGCAGGTAGTCGTGCAAGTCCCACACGTTGCCGTCGGAGGCGATGTAGCGGGACGCAACCTGCTCAGCGGTACCGACCATCGCGTCGTACAGGCTTGGGGTTGCCGGGGTGGTACCCCGCGAGAACGGAACAAGTTTAGTGCAGTGGCCGAGGATGGTGCGGGCGCGGACATACACCCACCGCCACGGCAACACGTTGTTGTTACCGTCAACACCATTATTGGCGTTGTTAACGTCTTGGTCTGCGGTCACGAGTCGCTTCCTTGTGGTGCTTTCTCAAACAGCTTGATCGAGTGAACAGCCGTCTTGATCAGATCGGGCAATTCCGCCTTGAGTTGATCCAGATACTTCTGCAGCAGCGGGTCCACCGTCTTGACGAGCAGAGGGATAGCCTCCTTGATAGCCTCCGAAAGAAGTTTCGCCCCTTGGGCTTCCAGTTGCGCCAGGGTCGCGTCGAGAACCTGGTGGGCATCGATCGTCAGAGTGACCGGCTTGACGGCAGGAGTCAGAGGTTTCGGCTTGTTCGCCGGGTCCGGGGGCGGCGGAACCGGGACAGGGGTAGGTGCGCTCATGGCTTCTTCTTCCTCGGGTGAGTGATGCCGCTGATGATCTTGTGGAGCTGGGTGACCTCGCCGAACATCCATCCGCCACAGGCACCGGCAGCGCCCATGACGATGGCCCCGGCAACGGTGGTGATCATGCTCCCAGCCGAACACGCAGCGCGGCATCCTTGGCCTGCAACGTCTTTGTTCTAGTGGCCTTGTGGAACAGCCAGCCGCCGAACGCGCTGACCGCGCCCCCGATCAGCCAGATCCCTACTGTACCAACGGTTATCATTGTTGTCTCCTTCAGACAATCGGACCAGGTAGTATCAGCCACTGGTTGAATTCGCTGGCGTTGATGGCAACCTCGCCGAGATGGTAGTCGTTCGAATTGCCGCCCATCTCGATGACCACCCACGGCCCGCCGACAAAAGTCGGCACCTGGACGATCATGTGCGCGTCCTCGGGATCAGCCTCCTGACGTACCGCGATGATCATGGCCGTACCGAAAGGAGCTGCAGCGGGCGAGGATACGCACACCAGATCGCTTGTGCAGTCGACGCCCGAGAACGGGCCGGTATCGCCAGGCTGGGCACCGGCAAACGAGCCGGTATAGAACTGGCGCTGCCACAGCATGGCCGCCTCGCCATAACGCAGGGCGCACAGCTCGGCGGAACCTGCGCCCGTACAGTCAGTTCCGACCATCGGGTCGTCGCCCTGGAAGCTTCCGCCCCACACATATCCGACGCCGAGCCGGGGGTTGACGACCGTCTCCCACAGAAACTGCAAATTTGCTACCGGAATGCTCATGCCGACCTACTCTCTGCATACTTTTCACGGCGACACTGTCGACACCAACGCCTACCATCACGGACGTACGTGTTCTCTGGCGAATACTCATGCCCACGTGGGCAATGTGTTTTATTTGCCGCCCAGTGCTTTCCGTTGCGTACCAAATCAAACTTGTTGGCGCTGGGGGTGTTCCAGGATAGATTCGTCAGACGATTGTCAGTCTTAATATCGTTGGCATGTAGACACTCGCAACCAGAGGGACATGGACCAATAAATGCCCTTAACACCAGTCGATGAACTAGGACTACTTCGAACGCGCCGTTATGGTTCAGGGTGGCCTGCGGATAGCCTGTCGGTCCTGGACTGACCCTAAGATTCTGTCCCGGCTGGAACCGTGACTTACGTCCATCCTTGTAGGGAACCATCCGGTCAACGCTGCGCATTCGCCCCTGATCGGATACCTCATAGACTCCCTCATACCGGACGACCGGGAGCCATCGCTCAGTCAGGTTAGCCACGGGTATTGTCATGTGCCACCTGTCAACTGGTTGTAAAGGTTGACCGCGTCGCCCATACGCTGGTCGTATCGGTCGGGGTATGCGGACTGCTGCACGTCCTGCGCATAGGAGCCTGGAGACTGGTCGCCGCTGGTGTAGTCGAGGTTGGCGAGGCGACTGAAGAACAGTGCGGCCGACTTGTACGGGTCCATGCAGGTGGCGGCGTCGCCCCACCACCAGCCGTTGCCGCTGTCGACAACTTGTTGCTGGAACAGGCCGACTGAATGGCTGTCGTAACCTAGCGGGCAGCCGGGGCATAGTGTCACGCTGTCAGGTACTGCCGGGTTGGCGTAGATCGTCCAGTTCGACTCGACAAATACCGTGGCGAAAGCGATTTGAATCCCCAGCGGGGTGACGCCCATTGACTGGCCACACGCGAGGACTGCTCGCGCGTAGCCAATCTGATTGTCCGATAGCGTCATCTGCCGAACAGCATGTGAGTCAGCCACCACAGCAGTGGTGGCGGGCGGTCGTAGTCCCAGTCGGGGCCGTAGCCGTATGGGCCCCATCCTTGGTGCCAGTGTGAGTCGCGGTCGCCGTCGCCGCCCCATCCGCGGCCACCGCCACCACCCCAGCCGCCGCCGTGGCCTCCGCCGCCCCAGCCGGGGCGCGGGCCGAAACCACCACCGCCGTGCGGGCCTTCATGCGGGCCTTCGTGCGGTCCCCCACCGCCCCCACGGGGACCACCGCCTCCGCCGCCAGGATGGCCACCACCGTGACCGCCAGGACCGGAGACAGGAGCGAACGGCGGGACACCCAGATGCCCGTGCAGATCTTCCAGCGCGGCGACCCGCGCCTCCAAGTCGTCGGTCATGGCGTGGGGGTGACCGGTACGGGCGGCTCAAGGGCCTCCCCCGCCGCAAGCGCTGCGGCCAGACCCGACTCGTCGGCGGCCGCCAGCGGAACAGCCTGATTGGCGACCAGCGTGGCGATGTATCCCTTCAGCGCCGTGAAAACATCGGTGAATCCGGAGGCGAACTTGGTCAGGTCACCCTGTGAAACCTGAACAAGATCAGTCGGAGCAGTCATTTCATGTCTTCCTTTTTGTTGTGGTACTAGACTTTTCAGATCAGACAGCGCCGCAGCGAGCGCGGTGGTGTCAGCTTTAGGGTGCGGCGTCAAAGCCGCTGCGATGGCTTCCAGTATTTCCAGCCATGGCGGTGTAGACAGACTGTCTGGCGCAACAACTTTGGCTAGCGCGATGTTGCGGTGCCGCATCTCAAGTGCCAGCGACAACACGATGCCGACCAGGACGATGATGGTCGCCGTCAAGCCGATGATGATCACTTCGCCGCCCGTTGCTGCGCCAGCCCGATGGCGTGTTCACTATCCAGGTTTGCCGTGAACCGTGCCACGACAACTGGATTGACTGTCACCATGAGTGTGTTGCTTTGCGCCTTAACGTTTGTCGCGCCCTTCACATCGGTGCCGATCCCTTCACCACTCGCGGACCAGTTAGTGGAGCCCTCGAATGCCACACCCGTGCCGACGCACACTCCACCCTTGGTGTGCAAAATCTGGTGGGTCGCGCTCTCGCAGATCACCACAGAGTTGGCGAAGCCGACCGGATCGAGCGTTTCATCTAGCGCCAGGATCTTGCGCTCATGTACGCCACCGGCTTGGCTTTTGTCGAGGCTGACCTGCACCCGGGTAGTGGGGGTTTTCAACATGTCCATGATGACGGTGTTCAGCTCGTCATCGTCGTACCCGAACATACTCAGCTTAAGCGCCAGCTTCTCTTGCATCAGTAGAGCTTTGAGGACACCGTGCACGTCATCGCGGCCGACGAAGAACAGGTAGGCGTCGCCGTGGCCCGGTGTGAGCGCGCCCTCCAGCGTGAACTGTGCCAGCGCAGCGATTCTCGGATCGTCAGTCATTTAATGATTCCAATGGTTATAGGGTTGGCGCCGCAGACCGCCCGGGCCTAGATAGCGGTCACCGAACCAGCGCCGAATCGGGGTTGGCACAAGGAGATAGCCGATCCAGCCGGTCGCGATCCGCAGAAGCGAGAAGGTCAGCAGGAATGGGATTACCGCCGCGAATAGGTAGCCGTTGGGGCTATCCCAGCATTTTGCTAACCGCTTCGAGAAAGACATGCAGACCCAGTCCGAGGAGTGTCGCGAGGTAGATCGCCGTCAGCGCGCATACGGCGATCTCCTTGTTAGACATCACGATACTTTGGTGACTTCGGCCAGGTCTGCGCGTAGCTCTTTGTCTTTGACACCGTCGATGTCGACCATTTTGGTCAGCATTTCCTCGGACAAAATGCAGGCGCCTTGGTTGTTGTAGGTGGTGTAGAAGTTGTCCGTAAACGGTTGCAGTTGGCCCCATGTGGGGGCTTGGCCGAGGCCGGCGGCGCGCCCGAAGCAGGGCACGCAGTGCCCACCGGCGATGCTGGTGTCCGATGTGGCGTCCCAAGTTTGGTGTGCCTGGGTCTGCTCCAGCGCACTGTTAGGCAGGTCGAAACCCAGCGTGGCGCCCTGAAACAGGAACGCGGCGGCCCAGAGCTGGTCGAGGTTCCCGGGTTTCATCTCGACGTAGGCGGCGATCATGTGCCGCTTACCGGCCGCGTCGACCATCCCGGTGTTGCGCCAAAATTTCAGCATCGTGTCCAGGTCGGTTCCGGTGTCGGTGGGGTTGGTGCCATCGGGCCACGGCTGCCCGGTCGCCGGATTGTTCAGGACGAAGCCTGCTATGCCGGAATAGTTTTGGAGGACTGATGGGGTGTCGAACGGTGCAGGGGTTTTAGACTCGGCGCACCAGAGCAGCGACTGGTGTGCGGCGGCGGCGGGGGCGCAGTCCCCGTACAGGTCGTTGCCGAGGACCCCCCAGTTTTTGACTAGCGGGTAGTGCCCGAAATCCGGTGGCGGGGTGGGCAGTTTGCGGGGGATGATGTAGTCGGCTAGTTGTAGTTTGATCGAGCCGGGCCGCGGATCGCGCAATCCCAGCTTGAATCCATTCATGCGAATTCCATTCCGTGTTATGACCAGTTACCTACGGTGGTGACGGTGGCGGAACCGACCGACCAGACCCGGAAGTAGGAGTCGACACCCACAATGGGGGTGGCGGCGGTACTCAAACTGATTGAGGGAATCACGGTGCCCGCGGTGCCTATTCGCACCTTGCCCGTGATTTTGGCCCAACCGATCCCTGTGGTGTTCGCGGCGACAATCGCTGTGTTGGCGGCGCGATTCATCGTGCTCTGCGCGTTGATTGTCGGCGTCACAAGTACTGTTGAGCCACCTAGAGATTCCCAAAATTGGGCTGTGATTACAGCGGTGCCAGCAGCAAGAGCCCACCCAAAGACGCTGCTGGTGCCGGTGTTCAAGGAAGATAGCGTGAACATGCACTCGAAGAAGTAGCTGCCGATAGGCAGTGTGACCGCACCGTTGGTGCTGGTGTTGAACATTTTTTGTGCCGCGGTCTGTGACAGCGCAAGGGTGTACGCCGTTGTGAGGGTGCAGAATTGCTCAATGTCGTTGACGCATCGGGTGCTGGCTGCTGGTGTCAGATAGAACGCTGTGCCGTCATACTCCTGGACCCCTGCGGTTGGGGTGGTGAGGTTGGTTCCAGAAGTTAGTTTTAACGGTGCCAGGCTTGTGGTGCCAGCCGGTAAGACTAGGCCACCAGCAACCAGGTTCACCAAACCTGTTGCGGCGGTGGACGCATTCGTGCCACCGGAGGCGATGGCCAGCGGTGTGCTGAAGGTTTGCACGCCAGTGAAGGTTTGCGCGGCATCGGTGCGCGCGATGGTTGCCGATGTTGACGGGAAAGTCATTACCGTGCCGTCAGTACCGATAAGGTAGAGACTGTTGAAGGTACTGAGAACTTTGCCCAGAGTGATGGATAGGCCAGTCCACTGGGTGAAATCAGTGGGAGTTGCGACAGAGGCGGTAACAACCACCGCTTGGAGAGCACCCAGGAAGAAGAGTGCTGTCGCGTTTGACGCCTCCACGGTGACGGATTGAGTTGACTGATTGATAATCGTGTACTGCTGACCAGCGGGCACCGAAGTGGTTGGTAGTTTCACAATCTGACCGGCGGTAATTCCAGTGAATACCTGAACCTGAGCGGAAGCAATCGTTAAAACAAGGGTGCTTGCCGAGGTAACTGTCGAAGCGGTGCCTTGCAGGAAGGTATTCGCCGACAGGTTCAGGTTGGCATCCCACCCAGCCCACGCAGACGCCGCGGGCGCGGTGGTGACGCTCGAAGCGTTAGTGCCGCCGTTAGCGACCGGCAGTAGTCCTGCAACCTGCTCGGTGAGGTTGATCTGCTCGCGGGCCATTAGGATCAGTGCCAATACGTCGCGAAAAGTGTGTCACCGGTTTGTGGGGCGTTGATAAACGTGATCGAGCTACCCGAGATCGTGTAGTCATTGGATCCGCCGGCCGTCAGCAGCAGGCCCCGCTGGAAGATCATTTCCGTACCGCTCACCGGCGTATTGACTAGGGTGAACGCGGTATTCGATGAGTTGACCGTCCCGCCGACAGCCTCACGCACAACGTATCCGCCGGCGAGCTGCGCGGTCGTAGCTGCCACCATAGCGTTAGAGCCGTTGGACGCCAACACCCCTGCCGCTAGCGATGTTTGGATGGTGATCGCCGGAGTTGACGTCGATGTGGCTACAGTGCCCTGGAAGCCGTTAGCAGTCACCACCGATGCTGAAGTGACCGTGCCGGTGCCGCCGGCGGACAGGTAACCCACATCCCACGTGCCCGCCGTGGTGCCATTGGATATCAACGTCAAAATCAGCTGCGATCCGGCCGCCATGGTCTGCAGCAGACCGCCGCCGTTGGCGTTAACAGTGACCACACCGGTGGACCGGTTGGTGATGTAATACTCTTGCCCGTTGACCAGGGTGGTGCCGGATGGCATCACCACGGTTTGTGTGGTGCTGCCGGTGAACTGCTGCAACATTGCCGACGCCACCGTCAACGTGGTCGTACCAGCTGCAGTCGCTGTGGTCGCGACACTGCCGATGAACGCCAACGCTGTCAGGGCGGCGTTAGCGTCACGCAGGGCCACCGTGGACGCGGTCGCGCCGGTCGCCATACCCACAGCGGTGGGTGTCGCGGACGAGCCGGTGCTGTTACCGATCACCGAGTTGGCGGCCAGGTTGGCCTGTTTCGCCAATGTCACCGCGGCGGCGGCGATGGTGGTGGCGTTGGATCCTGTCGATGCGGTCACATCCCCGGTCAAAGCCGGGCGCGATAGCTGGTTTCCGGTTTTGGTGAGTGTGGAGTCGACGGTGATCTCGCCGGCGCCGGAGAACTGGGTCCACTTGATGTTGTTAGTGCCGTAGGTGAACGCGCCGGTCGTACTCGGTGTGGAAACCACCCAGCCTGAGGCGGCGTTAGCGGTGCCGCCCTCGACATAGCAATACGCACCCTGCGGCAGGTTAGTACCGCTCATGTCGGTTGCGCGTGCCACCGTCAAGTTCGTCGTGGCGTTCGTGACCTGATACAAGCCGTTACCAGGCTGCGTCGACCCCGCGCTACCGGCGCCGGTCGCCGCCGGGGCATCCTTGATCAACACATAGTCGTTGACAGCCGGGGACTGCCCATCCAAGGTGGTGCCAGAGATTGTCGTGACACTGCCCGAGGCGATGGTGATCGTCGTCTCCGCGCCAGTCGTGGCAGCCACCGCCGACAGCTTCGCGTTCAACCCCGCCGCTACACCATCCACATAACCCTTGGTCGCCACCTGGCCCGACGTCGTCGGGGTGGCAACATTCAATTGGGTTTGCGTAATGGTGGCAGACGCAATTTGCGTTCCACCATTTATCTGGGTTTGGGCCACTAGATGCTCCTATTTAGATGAGGTAATCGACCGTGAGAACATCGGTTACCAATGGTGCTGTCGTGAAAGTTATTTGCGCAGCACCGGATTCGTTGTAGCCGACGTTGAGGCGTTCACGCAGACCGTTGCGGAAGACCTGCGTCGAACCGGCCAGATAAGAGTTGACGAGGGTGAACACCTCATTGACACCGTTCTGTGTTCCGCCCGGAATCTCGTTCTCCACAGGCGCATTCGAACCCGACGGCCCTTCCACACCGGGCACCCCCGGAACCGGCATAATCAACACCGGCGTCGGCCCCGGCGGCACAACAGCTATCTGGGGTGGACCGGGCGGCGCTAACGTCACCACCGCGCCCGACGGCAACAGGATCGGCTGCTCAGTCATTTCTTTGAACGGTGCCCTTGGCCCAATTAAAAGTGTCCGGCGTCGGCGTATTTACGTAGGCGATACGGATACGGATCAGCGCCCCAGTCGGAATCAGGTCGGTCACCGACGATTCCACTTTCCATACGACGTTGTCGCCGTTGAAGATTCCCGGCCACGCATCCAACTGTGTCCACGATGTGACGGGCTGGGTAGTGTCGGTGGTAGCCGGATAGACGTAGACGGTTGCGGTGGTGCCGACCGGGTATAGCGGGGACGGGGAGCCGGGTTGGGGCACCAGCTGAATAATCCAGTCCTGTCCCATAGAGAGTAGGACGGTGACCGGTATCGGTTCCCAGCCCAGCTCAACCGGAAAAGTCATGCGGCGCTCATGACGCGGTCAACTGGAGCACGACACCGCCAGCCCAGTTGATGGAAAACGTGACACCGACCGGGGATTGGGTGCCGCCGAAGTTGACGAAGCCGACCAGCGGATAGTTGGAATACGTGGAGCCGATACTTGTGTTGTAGATGATCCCGTAGGCGGTGTTGAACGTTGCGGTAGGCCAGGATGTGTTGGCGGCGGACAGGGTCCAGATGTTGCTGCTGTTCGCTACCGTCATCGAGGACAGGGCGACCCCGCCGGCGGTGTAGCCGGTGCCGGTGATTTCGAAGGCGCCCGGGGTGGAGGCGTAGGTGTCGGTGGCCTGGTTGGGGGTGTAGGACGATGTGGTGAGCATGACTTTCAGCGTGTTAGCGGGAATGTTGCCGCCGGCGAGGGCGGTGCTGAGTCCTTGCCCGTACCAGTGCGCGGTGACAGTCATTAAAGCGCCTGCTTTCTAAACGACGGTTGGCGTCGGGATGCTCGCCGTAACTACCAGGACGGGCCACTGAAGGGTGGGCGCGGGGATGACAGCTGTGACCCCCATAGCCGGTGCGGCGAGTCCGCCACTGACGGATGTGGACACACCCGGCGCGGGAATCACCCCCATCACAGTCACGGCCGGCGCGGTAATGCCCGCATCGAATGGCGACGGAATGTACACCGGCCGGTTGTAGGCGGACTCGATGGTAGGGCGGACAGCTTGATCGAGTGCCTGCGTGATCGGGTTCAAGGCGGTGCCGCAGATGGGTGCCGGATCGGTGAGCGACCAGATGTAGGTGATGTTGCCGACGACCTTGCTGACGTTTCCCGGGGCGGTGGGGTTGGGGTTGACATTCTCGTAGTGGGGGTGGACGTTGGCCTGCCCGGCGAAGGCGTTCATTTCCGCATCGAACAGGCCGGCCCCCGACCCGGTCGGCCAGTCGGCCCAGCCGTCGTATTGCCTTGCTATAGAAAGGCATTGGAAGCTAGTCCCAGATGGTGCGGTGATGCCGCTGGCGGCGAACCAGTTGGGTAGCCACGCGCCGGTGGCGGGGCCGAGCGCGCCGCCGTACACCGACACAGAATTCCCGATGAATACGAAAGATAGGTTTGAGGGACTGATGGTGGTGGTGCTGATCGGGCCGGTGACATAGTTGGACAGCCAGTAGTTACCGATCACCGCCCCCAGGCTGTGCCCGAACACCACCATCTGCCCGGTACCAGCCACCAAGTAGGTGTTGAGCATCGCCGCGCCCTGCTGCACAATGTTGAGGAACAGGCCGTTTGTGTTGATGGGAACGATGATTGCGGTGTTGCCGGCGGTGATCGCGCCTTGAAGCTGGGACGGCATGTAGTTGTAGATTTCAAGCTCGCTGAACGCTCCACCCAACATGAACACCGTCGAGGTCACATCAGGCTCCGATTCTGTACTGCCGCACCGAAATAGGTGTCCGTTCCGGCTGTGGAGCCGAGCAGCGACAGCGACAACACGGTGCCGTTTCCGTCGATGTAGTAGCAGGGGGTGATGGTGTCGCCTGCGCTGCAGTAAACGCTGTGGAATACCGAATTAAACCGCGACGCAACGTATTGCGCACCGACTCCGTTGATTCCGATACCGGAGCCGACACCGATTTCGAGGAGGGCACCGTTTATTTTCAGCGCACCCGACACCGCGACCATCGAGGTGTTTACAACCAGGGTCATCAGGGATGAGATTTTGAACGTGTACCAGCCTGCATGGTTGATGGTCAGCGTGTTGGTGGACGATACGTAGGTGTAGTCCGCGGTTGAGAGGCTGGGTTGGGCCGTGTCGAAGAATGAGGCCGGGAATGCGAAGGCGGTGAAGAGGCTTGTTGAGGCGGCGACCGCTGTTGCGCTGGAACGGTATTGGCGGAACCCAGATCCGATTATGATTGATGGCAGTGGTAGTAGGTTGACCGCCACAGTAGCCCACTGGTTTGTTGTGGTGAACAACGCGGTGTCGGCGAAGCTGACCGAGGTGCCCCCGGCGGCGTCACCAGCGAGGAACGCCGCCTGTAGAGCACCACCAGAGCTGGTGAGAGCACCTGAATTATATTGTGTTGTATAGCCTGCCGGTGATGTCACGGTCAGTGTTTCGATGCCGCCGCTGCTTTCGACAGTGGCCGCGTGCAGAATGTACTCGCCGGTGAAGGATGGGACCGTGAGAGACGGGCTGCTGTTGGAGCCGTTGTTGGAGTCGGTCGATCCCACCGAGCCGACACCGATAAGGGTGTCGGCGGTTGCGGCGGCGATATCCACCAATCCGAACGGGCAGTAAAGCTGTACCTGGATGGCGTTGGCCACCCCGGTGGAAGGGTTTGGTATGCCGTAGATTTGGGCGGTGGTGGTGCCGTTGGGACTGACGATCGTATCCAAGAGTGCCAGCTGCACGCCGGCACACGTCGCGGTGACGAATGTGGCGCTGTTCGAATAGAATCCGACGCGCACCGTCAGATAGTTGGCGGTTGTGCCGGGGGTGATGTTCCACGGCACCATCGTGACCAAGGGGGATGGCGTGCCGTTGAACGGTGTGGCGTTAGCGTGCGCGTCATGGGTGATCGTGCCAGAACCTGGGCTCGGCGGGATTGCCACACTCGTGTGGGGAATCCCGTTGATCCCCAACAGATTGTCCAGAAACGCCACCGGACTATTCACAGACGTTGGGGCGCTACCACCAGAAATCCCGTTGGACAGAAAGTTCGCGATGTCGTTCTCAACGGTCGTGATGGCGGCGACCGCCGGGGCACCGAACAGCGCGGTCGCGGCCGCGGTCAGGTCGTCGCCCAGACTGGGCCCCCCTAGCACGCTACCCAGTGCGGTCGGCAACACTTGCGTGCCGATAACCGGTGACCCGAACAGCAAGGTGAGCAGCGGGGTGAAGTCGCCGGTAGTGAGGGCTTCCGATACGTCGGTTGCCAGGTTCTGAAGCCACGTAATCGCCGCCACCACATCGGAATCGACAGCGCCGACAATACCGTTGAACAGGTTCTGAAGGTTCAGCCACGACTGCTGCAGGCTCGCGCCGAACGCCGTGAACTGGGCTTGCAGATCCGCCCACCACGCCGCCAACTGCTCCGACCCCGTGGTGTCAGGCAGCACAAAGCCATCCACAATCTGCAAGAAACCCTGCCACACGGATTGCAGCAACTGCGCCTGCATCGCCTCCACCTGAGCGGTGGACAGCTGCGTGAACTGGAACGCCTTCGCCGTCGGCTGCTGCACCGGCGCGCTAGGGACTTGGGTGGCCCACGCGGGCGGCTCTACGGTCATAGGTCGTAGGGGGTGGGCGCTACGCGCACCTTGAAGCGGGAGGCAGAGCCGACGGATGTGAAAGTGTCGGAGCCGGTTTGGCGTTCAAGGTTGAGGTAAACGGTGGCAATCGACCCCTTGGCGACCCGGTCCCACGAATCGGGGGAGCCGGACGGCAGCACCGACTCCAGCGACAGCGTGTAAGGGGTGGGCCCAGTCAGCCAACTACCAGCCGGCAACCCGCTGATGCGGCCCACCTCGTTACCCGTTGTGGCGTTGTTGAGCCGCGCCACCAAGTCCACCGTCACATTCAGCCCGGTGGGGGTGATAGGCACGAACCCGGCGACCTCAGGCCGCCAATCAGACGACCACGCCGGAATCGGCACACTACACAACGTGTAAAACGAATTCCCCGACGGGCACGACGCAATCGACGCAGGCACAAACCGGTCACCCACCCGCTGACTGGCATACACAAACCCAGTCGCGGACGGATTCACCACCAACATCTGCGTAGGGATCGCACTCCCCGACCCCACAACATCCGCCGCCGACATCACCGCCGCCGACGGACCAGTCAAACCAGTAGCACCAAGATGCAACGCCAAATTCAACTGATACTGATTAGTACCAATCACCGACCACGACGCCGAATCAGGAGTCGAAGAACCGAACGCCAACGGCGTGAAATTAATGATCGGGGAAATAATGGGCGCCGGACCCGGCGCACCAGTCACTAACGCAGGAAAACCACCCGAACCAATAGGCACCGCAGCATTCGGTGCAGCCACGGCTAGAAACATGTTCGAGTCTGGCGACCAGTCCAGAGGCACGCGAAATTGGGCGGTGTTGATAACCAGCATTTTGACACCGTCTATGGTGGTGACATTCCAATTCGCGCTCGGTGTCGTCATTCATCGGCTCCTAGCTTCGCGGCGGAAACGCAGAACCGTACTTCGACTAACGCCAACTCCCTCAGCGATAAACCGATCAGGCAACCACGGGTCGGCCATTAGAAACCAGTCAATAATTCCGTGCTTCTGCTCACGCGTAAGGCACCGACCGTTACGTTTGGCGATCTGCCTCGTCCGATTCTCGCCAGATCTGATGTTGTCCCGGGTACATATCCGGCAGTGCCTAGTCCCCGCTGGCGTGATATAAACATTTTCCGGTGTATATTCGTGGCCTTGCGGGCATTCTGTTTTTTTCGAATTAAAAATAGTCCCATGACGTACCGCATCTTGTGAATTATCTTTATTGGTTCCATAGCACAGATTGCTGAGTGCAACGTGTTCTTTGATGCCATCAGCATGACGCGTTACCATCCCTGGCGGCCGCGGGCCTAGGAACGCTGCGGCAACCAACTGGTGGACCTTTTTCTTTCCCCTTTTTGGGACATACACGCGCAGGTAACCATTAGCGGCTGGCTTTGGAATAAGCTCGCCGCGCATGCCGCTGATAATGGTGCCGTCCATTCCTGCATAGAGATCGTCATATCCGGGTACTGGGCGATAGATCATGTGTTTATCCTAGTTCCTTTATGAACCCTGTGGCGACAAAGTAATCGTGTTGATGGCCTCGAGAACTCCGGTCAAAAGCCGTTGTTGTTTGGCGAGGCCGCTCTCTTTTGCTTTTCCGTCCCCGATTTCGCAGAAAACATCACGGGTGTGCGCGTCCAGCTTCCACGAGACTGTGTACACGTAGTCGGTGTACATGCGGGTGCGTGACATGTAGGCGACTGAGGCCAACGCGCCTTTGAATATGTCTTTCCCGAGGGTGTAAACCTCGCCATTACGGAATTTGATTTGCGCCAGGGTGAAGCCTCGGCTGTCGAAAAAGGCGTTAATAAAATCGAATACGGTTTCTACATTGTACGGCGCTGACGAGGTGGCGTGGAATACTTCGACGGCGGGGTGGTAGGGGCCGACGGCGACGCGGCGCGGGAAATGCATGATCAGTTGAAAGGCGAGGAATGCGTTATTCAGGAAACCTGAGAGCAAATCGGAGGGGATGCCTGTGACGCCGATCAGGATCGAGATTGAGTCGATGATCCATTCGTAAGTCACATTCATCAAATCATTCAGCCACTGCGGAGAACGACCGCCAATAATGTGCTGCCAGCCCTTAGGCGTGTGATCAGAAATTTTGCACGAATAGACGGAGCCCTTAGAGCCGTCAGGGTAGGGGGCAATAAACAGCACCCACGGCGGCACAAAATTCACGCCCAACGCCGGGTCGGTGAAAATACCCAAATCGGCTAGCGCCCCGGCGGATGTCATAGCGTTCTGCAGAGTGGTGTTAGGCGCCAGTACCGGCGCCATAGCATCCCCGGTGGGGGTGTCCTCAAACAGGGCACCCAAAATTTCGACAGTGGTCACAATGGTGGAACCCACGAAACCTGCTGCCGGCGCCGTCAACGACTCCCGGTCCTTCGCGGTGAACACATAGGTGGGGAGCTGCAGGTTCGCGTACTGGTCGGGCTGATCGTCCCCGGGGAGCCACAGTGAGAGTTCGCAGTCGACGCCGTAGGCGCGGGTGACATCTTTGATGACGGCGCCGACCGATTCCATGCGGACGGTGCGGGCAATGATTTCGGAGGTGTCCAGGCTGGGATCAATGCGGGACACGTAGACGGGTGTTTGTAGTGCGACAGCGATGTTGGGGTTGTTGAGGAGCAGCGCAGCGAACCACGCCTGAAAATCCGGGTTCAAGCTGAGCGCGTTGTTGACGAAATCCCAAATCCCAGACTGCAACCGCAACGCTGGGATGGCCACCATATTCTGCAGGCACGTCACCAGGCTGCCAATAAAGATGGCGTAGCTAATTGGCTGGGCTTGGATAGGCAGAAAATTGTCCGGCCAAATCTGCATATAGTTCAGGATGTCCCAGATGCCCAGAAGGTTGGCGGTGCTGGTCGACTCCCCTTTCTCGTTGGTTTCATAGTCGTGGGTGTCAACGTAGAAAGCCCAGCGTTGGCCTTCGGTCTCGATGGTGATGCCCACCATGGTTTGGCGGCAATTCATCAGGGCGGCGACGTATTCGCTGTCACCCTTAATCTTCAGCGTCGCCGTAGGCAGATCATTGCGGGGATCTCGGCCCGAGTTTTCGATGACGTCGCCAGTCAGTTCACCGATCGGGTTCCAGTAAGGATCAAACACCGTGATGACGAATTCAGGGTCGACCGCAGACGCAGCGACAGCCAGCAACTCCGCAGCCGCCGACGCTGTGGCGGGGTCGCCCGTGGTGAGCTTGAGATTGAGTTCGGTGAGTTCCGCAACAGTGAGTATCGTCATCTAGTTAGCACATCTCAGTAAGGAAAACGACGTAACGGCGTACCGGCACTGACTATGCGGGAGTTGGCGTTGCCGCCGGTAATGGAGACTGGGATTTCGTAGGCTTGCAGCGGCCCCGCGACAGGCCTGGGTACGATGCCGGAGTTGTCGGAAAACCGGCCATTCAACAGCGAATAGATGTTGCCTTGCGGGGCTACGATACCGAACTCTGATTCAATCGCCGCCACCAGCGGAATGGTGTTGTTCCCGATCGCGAAGCTCAGGAAGTCTTCGAGCGCGGTCTGCCACAGAGTGAGTGCTTGCGGGCTGGCGGGCTGGGAGGTGATGTCGGTGACACCACGCTTACGCGGATCAGTACGCAACTGCACAATCTGATTGGGCAGCAATGGCCCCATCGTCACCGTATTACCTGCGTTATTCGGGCCGTCACCGATGATGAAGGTGCCGGGCCCATACAAGGTGTACCGCGGCCAGAGAGGTTGATCCCCGGCATTAACCATGGTGATCTGCCCGGACTGCGCTTCGGCGTTGTTGTCGCCGGCCGTCCACTGCAACACCGCCGCCGGAGTGGTATCCAGGGAGACGTGCATACCGAACCCGGCATGCCGATACGTGGAACCCATCAGCGAGCCGGCGCCGATCTCCGTTATCGGCGCCACCGCATTAGATTGGCCGGTAGCGTTACCCCGCTGAATCGTATACGTACGGCCCGAACAGATAACCGTCCAAATTTCGCCGGGCAGCGGCGGAATCAGCAGAAACTGCTGACTTAGCACCGTTTCCACGCTGTCGTTGAACGAGCTTAGACGCAGGAAACCCTGACCCACCCGCAGCCGCATCCCATCCACCCCGGGCGCAACACTGCCCGGCGCCGGGCAGCGAAACCACAGATCGTTGAACGACGACCCATACACGAACCAGGTGGGAATGCTGCCCAAGGTGATGGACACCACCTGGTCATCAGAGGTGCTGACAAAGGTGTTGTTGATGGCGACCGCGTCAACACCACCAGAACCGATAGCATGCGCGGGGTCGTTAACCCATACCGCCATGCCGCCGTTACCCGGCGTGTAAATGGGAATACCGAGAACACTGAGGTCGCCGACGGCGGTCTCATTCAACCAGCCGCCGACACCGGAGTAGGTGATTGTCCACCCGGTTATGCCCGCAGCCTGCGTAGTAGTGGTAGAAGCGAAATTATCCGAACCACCCGCATAGGTGAAACCGAACGAATCCACACAATCGTAGGACTGCCAAAAAGCTGAGTATGCGATCGCACTCCAGATTAGTGACTGCGGCAAATTGTTGCCGCCAGTCAATTTATCCACCGGAGCCTTATTCAACTGCACCGGCGCCCACCAATAACCCAGATCGTGGCTGAACCAACTTAGCGTGCCCGGCTTCTTGGCGTCCCAGGCTGCAATCCAATCCCGCAAAACCTGCCGAGTATGAGCCCCATCCCGGCCACGAATACGGACAGTCAGATCCGCCTCAATAGGGTTATATAGGCTATCTATATATGTGGCGCCATCCTGGGTAGCGCCGCGCTGCGTAATGGACTGCCATGGCGGAATTAAGCCCTTGAGGTCAGTTATTTGAACTGATTCGGGAGTTGTCGGGTCATAAATGGCTTCACCGCCATACAAAGCGAACACGCAGCTATCATCATAGGACCTATACTTCATTGTTGGTATATGATTAGCCAATAAATGGTACGCGCCTGCAGGCGTTATTCCGGTTGGGTTATTGGGGTAGCGTTTTTTGACTGGGAAGAACGTTCCGGTCGGCGCCGTCATCGAAGTCCCTGCAATGAAGGATGGGAACCATGGCCTACGGCGGTTCGCCTGAGCAATACGCCGCCAACCTTGAGCGTCGGCGTGAAAAGTACGCCGCCAACCGCGAGCGATTCAATGAACTTGAGCGGAAGCGCCGCGCTAATCCTTACGTCCGTGAACGACGCAAGAAGCAAGGCCGAGAGTGGCGCGAGGACAACCGTGAATACCTTGAGCAGCGTAGGCGCGAATATGAGGCCGACCCCGCCAACCGGGAACGGCGCAAAGAGCTCGACCGCCAGCGCCGCGCCGATCCTGAGTATCGCGCACGCCGCGCCCAGCAGAACCGTGATAATCGCGCGGCCAACCGTGAACAGCGTAAACAGTACAACCGTGAATGGACTGCTGCCAACCGGGAGCGCTACCGCGAGTTGATTAACCAGGGCGGCCGTAAACGGCGTGCCCTTATCGCCGATGCGCAAATCATCCCGTTTACGATCGAGCAGTGGGCGGCTAAGGTCGCCTATTGGGGTGGCCGCTGCTGGGTGTGTGGTGGAGAATGGTCGGACGCCGATCATGTGAAGCCGATCGCCGCAGGCGGCTCGCACGTATTGTGCAACTTCCGCCCCATATGCCGGTCGTGTAATAGCTCTAAGAAGGACAGGTGGCCGTTGGCGGATGTGCTGGGTGTTCATCAGCGACCTCCTTCCGTAGCTGCTTGAAACTGCTGCTCATCGGCGTGATTCGGGCGTACAGTCCAGCTATGAGCATCGACACCACCGTTCTGGACACCTCTAAGGCTGCGACGCTGGACCTGGCGTGGTCGCTGGAGGTGACCGACACAGCCTCGCTAGGTGAGCCCGAGCCGCTGGTTGTTGACGACGAGCAGGCCCCGCCCGGGCGCTACAGCTGGTGGTTGGTTTGGCGAAACGCGGTATTGCTCGTCGTCGCAGCCGCGCTGGCCGCGCTGGCCGTTATTCTCGTGTCGATGCGTGAGGGCCACGCGGCCGCGCCAGCCGCATCGCCGCCCAGCTACGCGGCCCATGATCCTTCTCTCGACCCCCCCGTAGTGTGCGACTTCATCGCCTCCGGCTACACCCCACAACAGATCGCCGAGGGCGAGATGCGGAACGGCTTAACGACGGAGGACGCGCGTGCACATGTCGCGGCCGCCATCGCCGCCGACTGCCCGGCGAGTGCCGGGTCAGCGACGGCCGGGGGTTGATTGGGCAGCGTACGAGCTCTCCACATGCCGGCCGATGTCTTGCCCGGCACTATTACTGTCGCCCTCGTCGTGAAAATGCTCAATGTGGACCAGCGGCCCGCTGCTGCCACTGCCGACTGAGCCGCCTTGGTCGAACCCGCGGGGTGTTGGACCAGCGGGGCCGACCACAGAGTTGGGGGATGGTCCTTGGAACGGGGCCATGTTCGGCCCGACTGCGGCGTCCCCTAATACAGAGCTGGGACCTGGCCGCGGCCCGGCAGGCACCCCGCTGGGGTTAGTCACCGGCCCGGGTGCCGCTGGTGGCGCTGACGCTCCGGGTGCGATGCCGCGTGCCGGCCCGAACGGTGACACTTCCTGCGGCGGCGTCATCATCGGCGGCGTCATTCCTGGAACGCCTGCGGGTGAGCTGTTTTGGGATTTGCCGGCCATGTTGGGGATTTGTGGTTGGGCGCCCATGAGGCCGCCGCCGATACGGGTCAACCACGAATTTTGGGCTAGTTTGCTGGCGCCGGTGGGTAGGAATGTTTCCGTGAATGCTTCGGCGCCGACGCCGGCTAGTTGGCCGGCGTATTTGATGGCGCGTTGCGCTTCTTGCGCGGCGATGCTGGCGCCGAAGGACATCACGCCGGCGACGGGGTCGGATAGGGCGGCGGCGCCGCCGCCGAATCCCGAGTAGATGGCGCCGGCGCCGCCGCTGCCGCCGGGTATCCCTGATCCCTCGCCTTTGTCTGGTGAGCCGCCCCCGATGTGGGTCGCCTCCCCTTGACCCGGTGGAACGGTGTCGCCGCCCGCCATGTGCAGCGATGACTTGAAGGACGCGACACCGGCGGGGCCGCCCATAGCGGTCACCTGGGGGACGCTGAACACTTCCTCACCGGGCGTTAGCCATGCCGGAACTGTGTCGGTTCCGCTGGGACCTCCGCCACCCGCATAGCCCTTCGGCGGCATGTTCGGGTTGGCTTGCTGAACGCCGCCGATGCCGCCGTAGCGGCCTTGAATGTATCGGATACCTGCGGCGATGTTGGCCACCGGATCAGTGATCGACCCGGATGTCCCCGGTACGTGATTGCCCGCGAACGTGCCGGGAATGGTTTGCATCAACCCCTGTGATGGGTGTCCTGCTAGAGCGTTGCTGTCCGACAGATTGATGGCGTTGGGGTTGCCGCCGGATTCGCGGCCGATCAGGGTTTTCAGGCCTGAGGTCCAGGATGCGTCAACGCCGGCTGCGGTTTCTGCGGCGGTGATCCACGCATCTAAATTAGCCCCAGCGGGCGCCCCCGGAGCGCCGCCGCCCGCTAGCGCAGGTGCAGCGGCACCCGGTCCGCTGCCTGTGGCCGCGCCGGACCCACCCTGTGCGCCGAGACTGCCGGGGCCTCCGCCGAACGGGCCGCTCATAAAGCCGCCCAGGCCGCCGCCGCCGGGACCGCTGCTGATGCCGGCAGCGGAGGCGGCCATACCGATCAGGCCACTACCGCCAGTGGCCTTGGCGCCGGCAGCCATCTGATTCAGCGCAGCCAACGGGCCGGCCATCATCAGATTCCCCAGGAAACGGGTCAGGTTGTCCGCGATCCCAGCTAAGCCTTTGCTGACACCGAAGTCTTTATCAATTTTGGCGCCGAGGTCGGACATGTCGCTGGCGTGCTTTTTGGTCTGCTCAAGTTCGGCTTTGTTGTATTCGCTGATCGCTTTGAGCTGGTCGTTTTTGGCTTTTTGGATGGCGTCGGCGTCGTCGGCGTTGGTTTTCTCGAGCTGGTTGAGTCGCGCCGTGGTTTCGTCGATACCGTGCCGCTTCTCGAGGATGTCCTGTTCACGGCTGTACTGCTCGGCGCTCTCCCCCGGGCCGGGGGGTGCGCCGTAGCCGGCTCCGTACGGCACCTGAGGGGCTTCGGGTAGCCGCGGTCCTTTTTTGGGTTTGCCGCTGGCGTCGAAGTCGCCGGGGGTGAGTAGATCGCCCGGTGGGCCACCCGTGTCAGGGGTGCCCGGGGCGACAGGTGCTCCCGGCAGCCCCGGGCCTGCACGCCCACCCACGTCGGGGCCTTGACCGGGCCCGAATCGGCCCGTCCCCTGCCCGGCCGGTGGTTGGCCCGGCGCGCCGGCTGCTGCGCCGGGGGCCTGCATGTAGGGGCCCATGCCGGCGGGCATCGGACCCTCCCCCTGCAGCCATTGTTGGTAGCCGGGCGGCATCTGGCCGCCGTGCGCCTGTTGGTAGCGTTGCCCGGCCTTCTGTTTGTCGGAAGCGTTGCCGGCGGTGGCGCCGCGGGCGTCGCCGGCTGTCGCCAACACCTCTGCGGCGGTGGTGCCGACCAAAAGTAGGTCCGCGACTATGGTGCCGAGGGTTGCTGCGAGCCCAAGCATGGCGGTCTCGCCGACTTCGGCGGCCGCGGCCACCGCAGCCCCAGCCGAGGCGGATGCGGTTTCGACGGTAGCGCCGGTCGCGACTGCGGTGGTTGCCTCAAGGCCCAGCCACGTCACAATCGATTCGATGCCGGTCAATACGAACCCGAACGCCTTAAGGCCAACCCACGCCTCGAACGCTAGCGTGATGGCGTCGATGAGGACTGGATGGCGCCCAAGGAACGCCCCGATGTTAGCGAGACCTCCGACGACATCTCCTATGGCGGTGAGAGATGTTTCGAAAAGTTGTCGCAGGTCATTAGCGTGGGCGTCGATGAACTTGATGAGCCCATCCATTTTGCCGGCTACCACATCAACAACACTCATGCCCGGCGGCGCCAGGGCGGCATCAATCGCGTTCTTGACGTGTTCCCACTGATTGCCAAGTGTCGCAGTATCTTTCGCCATCTGGGCTAGGTACTGGGCGTCCCCGGCGTACGACGATTCCTTGGCTTTTTGTAGCGCGTTAATGGCCGCCAGCTCGTCAGTCCATTTCCGGGGGCCACCGATCCCGAGAGACACCGCTTCGGCGGCGGCCTCATTGCCGGCAACGTTCTTTCCTGCGGCGATCTGCTCCTGATAGTACTGAAGGCTGCGAGCGGCCCGATCCATGAAGGCGTTGAAGTCCACGCCCTCCTTGGCCGCCTCTTTCATGCCCATCTGTAGGCCCATGATGGCGGTGGCGGCGGGCACACCTTTCGCCGAGAGTTGGCCGAGCATGGCGCCGGCCTGCTCCGCGGTGAGGTGCATGGCTTTGAACAGCTCGCTGTTCGCGGCAAGGTTGGTGGCGAGTTCGGACAGTGGTATGTCGGTGCGCTGCACCGTCTGCGCGAGTGATGCGAGGACGTCGTTGGCGTTAGCGCCGGTGACGCCCATGTTTTGCAGCGCGCCAGCCATCGCGCCGACGTTGAAGTTGCCCATGCGGTCGCGCAACATTTCAACGTTTTTCGCTAGGTCGTCAAGCGGTTTCCCGGCGCCCATCTGCAGCCGAGTCGCCAGCGTCGCCATATCGGAGCCGAGATGTGACGCCGAGGAATCCAGCGACCCAACCAATGCGTCGGCGTGGGATTTCAGCTCCTCCAGGGCTTTACCTGATGCGGCGGTGTGCAGGGTGATGTCGCGGTTGATTTTCTCGAACGTCTCCCCCACCTTCACCCCGAGATCAACCAGCCCGGCGGCGGCGGCGACAGTGATACCACCGGCGAACGCCACCCCCAGAGCTTTACCGTGAGAGGCCGCCTGCCCCACCATGCCTGCGCTGGACAGCACCCCGGTCATCGATTCGAAGTCAGCGCTACGGAAACCACCGGTGAGACCCCTGGCTAGGTTGCCGCCGAATGAGACGCCGGCAGCCTCACCGCTTCGCTCGAACTGCTGCTCCAACTCCCGCGCTCCAGCCGCCGCCGACCGCTGATCGATATGTGTGAGGACATCCAAAATCAAAGGCATGGGCTACACCGCCGCGTCCTGTTGGCGGCTGATGTCGGCCATGGCGAAGATGGATGCCCGCGCGCTGCCGGCTTCCTCCGCGCGTTCAGCCATGCCGCGCAACAAATGGAGTGGGATGAAGAGGTGCGAACCCCACGTGTCGCCGTCAGCGCCGGGCACCATCCCGGCCCGCAAAACGGCGGTGTCGCTGGCGGTTTGGAACACCGCCGACGCGAGTTCCGACCATTCGCCTTCGCGTGCGGCGGTTTTGTAGGCGCCGTCAGCATCCATAAACTCGCACAGCTCGAGCAGCTCGTAAGACAGCATGTCGCCGTAATGCCATTCCGCTATCCGGCGCCGATGGAATCGGGACAGGTCGGATGCGATTTCACGAGGATGCCGGCGCCACACTTGTACGGCCTCGAACACTTTTGGGATCGGCGGTCTCCCGTTCGGCCAACTCCAATCCCTGCTCATTCCAGATGGCCCACACGTCGGCCGCCGATTTACCGGCCGCCTTGAGTTTCTTGTAGGTTTCCTCGCCGAGGCACGCTTGGCACACTTTGACCGACCAGGGCGGCTTAACGAGTTCGGTGGTGCCGTCGTCGTGTTTGATGCGGTAGGGGGTTTTGAGGATGCCGCGCCTGGTTTCGGCGGGCAAAACGATGCCGTTCTCCAACTTCTGTTCGGGGATGAGGATGTCCGGCTCGCGGTCATAAATCTCCTCCGCTTCAAACAGCAGGTCTTCGTAGGCGTCGAGGTTGTCGTCGTCGAGGAGCCGCAGGTTGGGGTGCGGCGGGATCTCGATGTCTTCGGTGGTTTCGTCCGGATAGTTGAGGGTCATGGTGGTGGGGGCGAACATGGAGTGGTAGGCGGTGGCCTGCTCTTTGGCTTTGCGGGGGCCGTCTCCTGCGGGGGGTGCCGGCTGGCGGGTAGACATGGGTGTTTCCTCTCGATTTGTGAAGTGTCGGCTTAAAGGTGTGGGCCCGGGCGGGCGCCAGCCGACGAACCCCGCCCGGGCAGTTCTCGGTTATTCCGCTTAGTCAGGCCAGCGCCCGTGAAGCCGTCGGCCGTCATCACTGACGTTGCCGTCCAATAGCCAGATGACACGTTGCCCGTCGCTCTCGTAGATCACCCGAGCACCTTTCAGGCAGTTCACGTGATGCGTCAGAGGCCGTGGCCAATGTGCTCCGCATGACGACGCCGTTGACCAATCCACTGTGAAACCTGGTGGCGGGTCAGCGAGAAGTTTGCGGCTGAACCAAAGAACGCTCATCTCCGCAGCCGACGGATCCTTGACGAGCAGGTAACGCCGCTTGCCCATTTAGGTTGTGGTGACGATGGAGTTGGAGTACTGCGACGTCGCCGAACCCCCGTTAGTGCCGGTCGCGATCATCTGGAAACGCACCGTCCCCGCCGCAATCCCCGAGGACAGCAGGAACGTGGTGTTCCCGCCCGACGGGGTGATCGACGTCGGTGTGATCGTCGTCCACAATGTGGGCCACACCCCCGCCACCGCGATCTGATATTGGAACGTGTACGTGATCGACGCGCCACCACCAACCGGGGTAGCAGCAACCACCGACGCGCCCGCTGTGGAGACCGGGGTGGCGACAGGCGGGTTCCCAATCCACACCGGCACCCCACCGACCTGCGTCCACCCTGGCCCGGCGATCCACTCCGAATACAGCGCCGGAACCAACACCTGCGACGCCGGGTTGGTCGGATCAATGTCAACGTGGAACGGGTCCGGCAACACAGAGAACCCCAGGTTCGGGGAGTCGGATGCCGACTTGTCGCGCTTGTAGTTACCGATATCGTCGAGGCGGACCAGCGGATAGCCTTCGGCGGTGTAAATGTAGGCGCCCTGATGTAGGCGGGCGAACACCAGGATCAGCTGGTAGTCGGCGTCCAAAGTGGTGGTGGGGCGTGAAATCACGTACGGCGCCCCAGGATTCTCCACTATGTTGTTGCCGTTGTTGTCGGCGAGCGGCAGGTTCATCCGCAGCCGGCGCAGCAGCGGGGACAGCATTTGCACACCGTTGAACTGGATGGCCATCGCCATCCCGGTCAAATCGGAGTCGAACGGGAAAATCGACTGTAAGACCATGGCGTCGTCGTGTTTCACCCCGGGTCGGCGTTCTGGGCCGCCTTTGTCTTCGAACGCGCCGATCAACCAGAAGCCCTGGTTGACGTTGGGGTTCACCGTCCAGACGCCGTTGGTCAGCACGTAGGAGAACAGGTCGGCGCGAAGGTTGCCGTCCGCGGCGAACGGCGACCAGTTATACACCGGCGGCGTTCCCGGCGCGTAGGGGGCGATGGAGGTGGCCAGGCCGCGGTTATCGCGGATCAGCGCCGCCGCCAACCCGCCCCTCGCGAAATAACGGTTATCAGTCGACTGGTAGCCGCCGGCCTGCATCGTGGTGCCGGTAGTTGGTTGAGTCATTTCTAGCCTTCCATCTTGGAATTAACCGGGTGTGACGCTGACCGGGTTGTAGGAGACGCCGATCTGATATCGGCCGACATAACGGATGACCGTCGTCATCCCGAACGGCAACCTTTGTTGGCCCTCAATGACCTTCACGTAGTCGGCGCCGAACACCCTGCCGCTCAACGGAACCGGGGGCAGATACCGCCCGAGTTCGAGCATCCGCTGGTGGGTGATGTTTTTTTCGTTACGCGCGTTTATGTAGCCCAACGCTTTATCGCACAGGGTGTCGACCTGCACGATCGGGTCGCCGAACCCCACCTCAATGTCTTCGGTTCCGGTGAGGTGGGTGATCAGGGTGAACGGGGTGCCGTCGCCGGTCTCCCACACCCACGACGACCGCCGGATCGGCCGAAACCATTCCACCAACGCTGTTTCGATGTCGTCCGGGCCGACAGGAAGCAGCAGCTCAGTCATCAGATGTGGATGTCCTTGGCGGCGATGCTGTCGATGAACGCCTTCGTCGACGTCAGGGTGTGGTGCGGCGGGGTGTCGTGGGTGCCGTACTCGATGGACACGGCGCCGGGGTCGTCGTTGCGTATCTGCGACATCGGCAGATCACCTTCACGGCGGGGCGCGTAATCCCGTACGCTCCAATACTTTTGGAAGTCGCCGGCGTGCGCATCGTCCCCGATGGGGGAGATGGATTGGGCGTAGTTGAGGCCTGCTTCGGCGAGGTCGTGTGTTTCTTTGGCGATGCGCTGCACATGGTCGGTGCGCACCATTTCCGCGATGAGTTCACCGACCGTGAAACTAGCCATCGCCGCCCTCCTCGATTAAGGCTGCGGCTGCGGCGCGGTGGGGCTTGGCCTTGCTTTTGAACTCCTCGGGGGCCAGCTCATCCGGTACCGGCCCGGTGACCAACGGCTGCACCGCATCCCCCAACGCGGCGGCGGCGTCTTCGGGGATCTCGGCTATGACGCCGCCCTCCATGTGCTGCACTGCAGCACCGAAAGCGTTGACGTACGCGCAGGGCTCTTTCACAAGATATTGCGGCATAACAGGTTCCCTTTTTTAGGCGACGGGGGATTGGCGTTCCGACAGAAACGACACCTTGACGACGTTCCCGCTGATGTCTTCGAACGGGCGTGCGTCCCCGAGGATGCGGTAAACAACACCGTTGACGGTGATGTTGTCGGACGCCTTCGCGGCCAAAGCGGCCGGCCACGCCGGACAGGTGGACTGCCACCAGTCGGTGGTGATACCCACCCCTTCTTCGGGGTATTCGGAGCGGGCGAAACGCGCACTGCGGCTGGTGTTACGGAACGGGCGGTGCCGGCATCCCGGCACCACACTCGGTGTCCCCTTCAACGGGGTGAAGGTGCCCGATTCGTCGGGGAACACCTGGGCCGGGTCGGGGTTGAATGAGGTGAACGTGATGGTGTCCCCGCCGAACGACAGACTGGCCGTCATGTCATTAGACCCATTTGTAGAGGATCCGGTAGTGGGCCAGTATGTTTTCGATGGACGCCAAACCCTGGGTAGCACCCCATGCATAAATGACGTCGTCAATTTGTTTGGATTCCAGTTCGGAGTCGGGGCGGCCGGCGGCGACGATCTGCGAAATGTTGACCACCAGCGCGAGGATGGCTTGGCGCCAGTCGTCGGCGGTGGAACCCGTGAACCCGGTGATCGCCTTAGCTGCCGCGGTGTTTTCGGGGAATCCGTGATCCATGGTGACCACGACCCCGTTGTATTGGTTGGAGAACACGCCAACGTTTTTGATCAGCAGATTCGGGGTTTCGCAGTCCAGGGTTACATCCGTGGTGGGGTTCAGCGCTACCCCGTCATTGGTGATGGCGTCGATGTTGATGACTTGTTTTGTTGGTAGCCGTAGCCGGTTGGTGCCGGTCCCGTTCAACGTGATCACGTCAGTGGCGACGGGTGATACGTGCCAGCGGACGTCGCGGCGGGCGGTGGACAGCGCGGCGTCCAGCATGCGTTGCGTCTCCGGGGCGGCCGCCGACAGCCTGCCCCCAGTGAACTGCTCCACATCCGACGGCGCTAGTTCCGGCATCAGGACACCACCCAGTGCCTACACATAAGCGGTCAAAAGCTCTGCGTACCAGGCGTTGTCGGACGGGTAGTAGGTGAGACGGACTTTGTCGACGGCGTTGTTGGCGGTGGATAGGGTGTGGGCGCCGCCAGCCCATTTCACGTTGGACGGCCAAGTGATAGTTCCGGCGGCACCCGAAGACGGTTGATGCCACAGTAATTCCAGCTTGCGTGCTCGAAGGACACCGCCCGGGTCTATAGCGGCGATGGTGCTGGCCCCGTTGTGCAGCACCCACTCCTGCACATCCCCGAATTGTGCGAAAATGCTCCCGCCAGTGAAAAAAGCGTTCGTGTTACTGCCGTAGACAGCCCACTGTGTACCACCATGAAATGCGGCGGCATCACCGAACGCCATGTTCCCCAACACCGCATCGCTGACGTAGCCGGAGAAGCCGAACAGGCTCCCTGGTGTGATCGCTGCACCCTGGAAAAGGGGACTGGCGAACACCATCACGCCGGTACCGGTGAGCTGGCAGTTGGGTAGGGAGCTGCCCATCACCAAGGTCTTGTGGCCGACACCGGAATTGTCCGCCTCCACCACGATGTCGTACTCGCCGTTTTGGATGCTGCTTGTGCCCGACGTGTTGCCGGGGTCCAGTGCGAGCACCCACCCGGAGTTGCTGACCCCGGCTGCGAAGTTCCCTCGCATCGCCAGCCTGCAACCGAAAAGCGCGGCGCCGTTTTGTAGGGTCACGCCGGACTGGTTGAAATTGGATTCGATGAGGAACTCGTACGTCGAGTAGTCGAACGAGCCGTTGTTGAAAACGACCCCGGTGGTGTTGAGATATGAGGTGATGCCGGTGAAGTTATTCCGCTCACAACTGTAGGACCCATTGTTGTTAAAATAGAGGCCAATTGAGCCGGTCTTATTGAAATTCTGCAAGCAGAGATCGCGTCCGAAAGAATTGTACAGCGAGCCCATCTGCAAACCGATGGCACCCGCGGCTGCTGCGCTGCCGTCGATGCTGAAACCCTCGAAACCGCACGGGCTGTCCGCAGCGGTGACGGCAACGGTATTAACAGCCGAGACGCACGGACCCGTGCCGGTGTAGTTGAGGATGGTGTTGCTCTTGCCGTCCCCGCGTAGGCGTCCAAGCTGGTTGAACGTCAGCGTGCTAGAGATCTTGTAATTACCGGATGGCGCATACACCCAGCCGCCGGTCGACGAGAGCGCGGCGATGGCAGCGGTGAACGCGGAAGTGCTGTCAGCTACCCCGGTTGGATCGGCACGATAAGCGGGGTCCAGGGCGTTGATCCAGGCGGGGCGTGCGTTGGTGTAGGCCACCGCCTCAACGGTCAGGCTTGATGTTGCCGGGATCTGAAAACTGAAGGCGGAGTTGACTTCTAGAGTCTGCAACGCCCTTGCTTTGGTGGATGCCGGCAGCACTTCGTTGTTTTGGGTGACCTCAGAAACGCCGCCGTAGGTTGGGGAGAGAATCCCCTGGACCTGATCGGGCAGATTGATGTGCGCCATCAGGACCAGTTGCCTAGAGCGACGGCGGTGTTGGTGCCGAACGGGGTGAACACAATGTAAGAGTTCGATAGCATTGTTTGCACGCCGCCCGGCGCGACGGAGAGTTGGACCTGCGGAATCAAGGTTCCGCCCGCGTTGATACGGACAACGCCGGTCAACGAAATCGACACGTTCTCTGTCACCGACGTCGACGCCGCGGTCACCACGAACGCCGTCCCCAGCGTGGTGGTGTATCCGGCGGATGCTGCGCCGACCGCGTTAGATGTGTTCGAAATCGCCTGAGCGACAAGCTGACCGGATGTGAGGCTGGCTGTCCCCCCGAACAGCACAGCCCAGGTGTGGCTGGTGGTGCCGGTATTGGTGATCAGATAGTTCGCTTCGAAAAGCCAACTACTGGACGCGGGCAGGGTGATAGCGCCGTTAGGGGTGGCGTTAAATGCTTTCTGCACTGCGGTCCCGTTTGTGAGCGTGTAGTTCGATGAGAGAGCGCAGAGCAGCATTTCTTGGATCGGCCACACATTGCCTGCACTATCCACCCGGGTCAGTCGCGGCAGGGTGGCGTTAGCCATGTAGATGCCGTCTTTACCCGACGCGGGCGTGGACGGCTGCGCAACCTCATTGAGGATCAGTTCGCCTGCCATGTATTTTCCCTTATCAGTACCAGTAGGTGGCCAGCAGCACGCCCGCTAGCGGTGCTGTGACGAACGTTATTGTTGCGCCGGCGATGGTGTATTCCACACCGCCTGCGGTTTGCTCTAATCCGTTGTAGGCCAACACTTCTGTGCCCGATACGGGGGTGTGCGATAACAGGAATGTGAGGTTCGAGCCGTTGACACTGCCGGAGGGTGTTTCCCTGCCAAATGTTGCGTCGGCAAGCGCAGAGCCGGTGCTTTTCACCATGCCCGCGCCCGGTACAGCCGCCACACCGAGCAGGACTTGCGCGGCCGCCTCGTTTACCGCCCCCAGCAGCTCCACCCCAAACGCGGTGATCCCCGCCGGCAAGCTAAATGTGGGGACGACACCGCCGTAGGCGTACCGGGTTAACGACGGACCCGTCAAACTCACCGGGGTTGCGGTGGTAGGCGCAGGGAACGAGAAATTTTCGATCTGGTAGCCCAAAGACACCTGCGTGAAGTTGACGTCATACCACAGTTGCGTGATACCGGCGGCCGCCAACGCCGGACCCAGCACGGTGGGATCGTTGGCCAGCAAAGCCCCGGTCACCACCCCGTTGACGGAGACGAATGGCTGCGGGGGAAACGCCAGCGCAGTATCCGCCCCAATCCCGCCGCCGGTATCCAAATTACTGATCAGCGCGGTGAAACCGGCCGGCAACCTGGGGGTGCATACCACAGTGGCGTTGAACGGCAGCTCCGACCCGTTCACGGCGGTGGTGCCGAGAAACCCGCTGACGGGGAAAAATGTCAGCTCAGCTGCCATCCGCTATTCCCCAATCACTATGTAGTTTTAGACAGACCAGTCGTCGGCGAAGGCTAGTCGTCGGCTAGCCGGCCGCCTTCGCCGCGAAGCCACGGATACGTGAAACGGCCCGCCGACGGCAAATCAGCACCGACGCCCGCGTCGTCACCGTCATCGTCGGGCAGTTGCGTGCTGAAACCCTCCGCGACCTGCGCCTCATGATCACTGGCAAGATCACCCGCAGTTGGATCACCGAAACCGTAGCTGCCGCCGGTGTAGCTGCCGTCGCGGCCCACGTCGAACGGGGAGCTCATGGCTTGTGCTCCGGGTCGCGGTAGTCCTTCTCGGACAGGTTGTCGCGCGTCCAGGAGAATCCCTCAGCGGCCTGCGCCTCAACCCCGCTGTTGAGGTCGCCCGGGACTGGGACGCCGAACATGTCACTGGAAGGGCCGGCGCTGGAATCGCGGCCCGCATTGAATGGTGAACTCATCATGTGCTCCTTCTAGACGGGATACGGTGCGGGACTATCGGTCAGGCTGTAAAACGGGTCATGCACCTGATCGAAATTGATCTGTCGATCGACGGGCCCCCCGCGTTCGGTCGTGTAGGTTTCCTCGCCGAGATCATCGTGCGTGAACGGAACAGTCATGGTCTTCCTTTCAGAACCAGGGGCTGGCGGGCGTGGTCAACCCGGTCACCATCCGCGCGGCATCCGAGCAGCTCGAGCACGGCGCGGCGTCAGTGACGCCGAACGCGCCACACCCAGAACACTTCTGCCCTAAATCCATGATGTAGCGGTCAGGTTTCGGCGGCGCAGCATTCGGAGGGTCACTGCTCAGCGGGTTATCGTCGCTGTCACCCACCTTCCATGGCAACCCCGCATCCGGCGGCGCCGGCGCAGCCCCGGTATACAGCTCCGTGTAGTAGCCGCCGGTCAGGGTTTTCTTGTAGCCTGGCATCGCCTTCGCCGCGTTCTCGCCGTTACTCATAGAATGCTTTCGTATGCAATGGCCCAGTCTTTCCAGCCGGTTTGGATCGTGTGCTGCGACGCCACTTCTTTAGCCTTGCAACCCATTTCGGTTCGCATGGCCTCATCGTTGACCAACTCGCGCAGCCGTTGCGCCCACTGCTCAGGGCGTCGCACCAGACAGCCGGTTACCCCATCAACAATATAATCAGCGTATGGGGTGACATCGCTTGCGACGCAAGGGATTCCGAGCGCACCGTACTCCATCACCTTAATGGCCGATTTGGCGTCGGTGAATATGCCGGGCCGCAAAGGTGCGATACCGATATCGAAGTCGATCAGCTTGTAGTAGTCGGCGGTGCGTTTCTCCCATGGGGTTACACGGGCCTCACAACGCATGATTCGGCGCATATCGGTACCGATAAGATGCGCCTCCACGGTTTTCGGGAACCAGGCCAGTACCCGCCGCAACCCGTACGCGCACTCTTGCATGTCCGCGAAATGGCTCGGACCACCCGTCCACCCGATAACCAGCTTGTCGCGGCGGGGACGCTCGAGCGCGAGCAAGGATTCGTCGATACGGTTCTTCAACACAACCACATTCGGATTCAACCGCCGCATCCGCTCAGCCAACGGTTCCACCGAACAGGTCACCAAATCCGCTGTCCGAATACAGAACTCGAAGGAATCCCGCGAGTTCGCCGCATTGTAGTCCATATGCGCCGGGTTCGAATGCTCTATCTCAAAAGGGTCATCATCCAACTCATAAACCCGGCGGCACGTCATCGCCATACGACGCCACCACCGATGCACATCCGGCGCCTCCCGATGATGCACCGTCCCCGCCATATGGGCCACAACAACATCCGCCCCCCCCGCGGAGACATTCGTCAACGCCGGCTCACAACTCGTGACGTGCCCGTGCCGGCCCAACTCCTCGAGCGGCATCCGAATGCGATACCAGCCGCCGCCCTCTGGAATGTTCCAGAGGCCCTTAACTTTCAGGGTTCGCGTCCTTCCAACCCGGCGCGTCCTCATCATGCCAGTCAGGATCTTTCTTCGGGCGCCCGCGCCGCGGTTTCACCACCGCCGCCTCCACCTTCTCATCGACGACCGCATGCTCCTCAACATCTTTGACCAGTTCAGCAAGACCGCTTTTGATGTAGCGGGCAGCGTTAGCATCGTCGACATCGACGACCTGGCCGACCTCCACACCACCCTCAATATGGTGGAAAGTCCCAGTCACAGGTTGACGAAGCTTGATGAGGGTCATGATCACCTTTCTTTCTGGGACTGCAGATATCGAACCAACCCCAGCGCCCGTTCCTGCGAATCCAACAGCAAACCAAGAGCCCTATTGCAATTCCCGCACAGCAGCCCACGCACCGCGCCAGTCGCATGGTCGTGGTCGACATGTGGAACCTTGTCACCGAACTCGTCGCCGCAGCCAGCACACCTACCGCCTTGCGCTTCAAACAGCCGGTCGTAGTCCTCCGGGGTAAACCCGTTGTAGAGACGTCTCCTCTGACGATTCCGCGCCAGAACCTTGACCTTCTCCGAATTGTTTGCAGCCCATATCTTTGTCTTCTCGATCACGATCTCGCGGTTCCGCACGTAGTAATCCCGATGACTATCTTTTTGACACGATTTGCAACGAGACTGAAAACCGCTCTTGTTCGCTCGGTGGTGACTGAACTGCCCGATGGGCTTGATAACTTCACAGACAGTGCAGCGCTTCTCACGAATGGTCGGATCGGGATCATAGCTAAGAGCACGTCCATGTTCGCGATGGCATGACTTGCACCACGCCGCAAGACCACTCTTATCCAGCCTATTTGGACTGAACTGATCGGCAGTCTTAACGAGTTTGCATCTGGTGCAACACTTCTCGGAAACCGACACATCGTAGCTCAACCCAGATCGATACTCGCTGACGCAGGCTTTACACTGACCCGATAACCCGTCAGTAGCTAGTCTGTTTCGCTTAAACTGATCAGCGGGCTTAGTCAACTTACATGCGCTGCAACGCTTTTCGTCAGGAACATCGATAACGCTGCGCTGCCGGTTTCGTTCGCAGCGAGCGCGCTGCGCGGCCCTGTCGCACTCTCGACATATGCGCGCCAAGCCGTCTTCCCTGGACCGGCACCAGTTGAACTGGTCCACAGACTTCGTCTGCTTACATTTACCGCAACGCTTCAGCGTAGTATCAGTCACGTCGAACCTCCTACATAGGTTTGGCCACACCCGGGCCTGCTTGCGGCAGGCGCCGGGCTTTTGATGCCTTCAGCTTACATGATACTCCACTTAGTAGCAGAACATGATCTTGGGTCCGAGACTAGCAAACTACAACCCTTGGTCACATTTGTTTACTGGATAGACTGCGAACACGCCGAATTATGTTGCAGGCGTTGCATATAGCTTGATTGCGTTGGTGTCCACGAGTACGCCATCAGTCCGCATCAGTGCCCTGAAGGCAATGGCATCTGAGCCGAATAAGTATTCGTCCGATCTTTCGAATCTCAATGGGCTAACATCTCGGATATAATAGGCGCTGAAATCTCCGAAGGCGATGACGCCGTTCACGCTGACACCGAATGTTGGGAACGCCGGATTGGCGTACACCGGTTTGCCCATGATGGTGTCGGGGACTCCAGCTTGTAGTGATGGTTCCCAGATGAACCGTCCTAGGGTGTCTGTGACTTGGCGTAGCACTTTGATGGTGGAGTCGTTCATCATCCATGCGGCTCGCGGACGGTACTGCGGGATGATGCTGTGATACAGCGACACAATGACGCCGAAGCCGCCGCCTGCCCCGGTGGGGAGTCCGGCGGTGCCGCCTTGCCCGGCGGTACCGGTGAATGCGGTGGTCGCCGTACTGAAGAGCCCGAGTGGTTGGGTGGTGCCGGTACCGGACACGTAGGCAGCGTTGGATGCGATGCCGATGTTACGGCCGGATGATTGCGCCAAATATCCGATCAGGTCGAATCCGACGTCGGTGGCCAGTTCTTTGGACACCTGGATCAGCTTGCCGAGCTTGTGGGCATTCAGCGTGACACTCGACAGGGTTGGGTCGCCCGTCGGTAGCGCCGCAGCTTCAGCCACCCACGCCGCAGCACCTTCAGCGGTTGCCCGAGGCACCATAATCGATTCACCGGTTTGGGTGGAGATGACGGTGGCGCCGGCCTGCCGAATCGAGCTGGTGTCGACCAGATAGGTGTAAAGCTGGTGGATGAAGCTGGTGGGCATCGGAACACCCGCCACCGCCAGGGCCCGCGACTCGTAGGCTCCCGGGTTGGTGATCATCCTGCGCTCGAACGTTGATGGCCACACGAAGTCCAGGCCCTCGCCCTTCGCCTTGTGGACGAGCTTGCGGAATTCCTCGGTCTCCTGCTCATACGACATGGCCGGGGAGGCGCCCGCAGCGGCGCCGGGGTCGATACCGGGTGCCGCTGGCTGTCCCAAGATCGCCGACGTGGTTTCCTTAAACGCTGCCGCGCGCTCTTCGCCAGACTTAATGGTCTGCACCGTTGTATCGATGCGGACGCATTCCGCATCCCACTCATCGAATTGACGCTTTTCCTCGCCCGTCATATCGCGCTTCTCTTCGAACGCTAACGCGGTGACAGCTTTGGCATGCTCCCAGCAGGACGCACGCTGTTCCATCATCCTGTCCAGAAGTGCTGCTTGTTCGCTCATGGCCGAACTCCTTCTTTCAGTGTTTCTTCGGCCATTGGCCGTGGGTGAACATTTATGGGGCATGCAAGTTCGAGGACGCGGAGTCTGGCAAGCGCCGTAGCCACCGGAATGCCGTCCGGTTCAACATCCAGCTCGAGCTGCTGACCCGCCTCGGCCGGTTCGGCCGGGGGCGCATCAGGTGGCCCGGCGGGCGGCATATCGGGGGGAACCAGCGGTGCCGCGTCGGTGCGCACAAAAAATCGGCGTAGCTCATATTGAGCGGCCGCCGCGGCAACATCGTCCTCTGGGACATCCAGAAAGGCCGCCAAGCTTCGCAGCGCGACATTGGCGTTCGGGTAGGCAGCAAGCGCGCTCACCGGGGCGACATCAACGAGCGTGCCCCGGACCAGGGTGCGCTGTGTCACGCCGTCCGTGTAGACCCAGTCGTCGCCGCCTTGGTCTGGCAGCCCGAAAGTGAAGCTAGAAGCCGCGATGTCGCGGCGCTCCACCCCTTCAAGCACATCCTCACGGGAGCGCGGCACGTCCACCGTGTAATCCAGCCCGCGGCCATCTAATCGGAGTTGCAGGGTGCCGGATTGGCTGCTGCCAAGCAGGAACTCGTCTTTGTGGTTGTAGCGGCAGACGACGCCGTTGTCGCTGGGCCCGGGCCAATGAGCGGCGGCGTCGTGGTCAAAGAAGCCGGGCAGCACCCGCTCGGTGAATGGGCCTTGCCTGCCGGGGATGAGCCGCGACGGGCTGTTGAACACTGCCGCAAGGCCACCAATTAGCCTGCGGGGGGTTCCGTCTTCGCCTGCGGCGCTGCGCAACTCGACGGTGAGGTAGGTGATGCGCCGCTCAGTGTTATCGGAGGGCTTCGGGTCGGCCCGTGTTTTGCCCACGGCTATGTACATCCCATGCTCCTGATCCCATTCCAATGGGGGGCGGTCATCAACCATGTTCATGTTCCTTTCGTCGCCGTAGCGGGCGCGTGCCCATTCGAGCCGTTGACGCGGCCGCGCATCATGCCGTTGACAGCGGCGGTGGCCGCCGACGACGCGCCCGGCGGCGCTGTCTTCGTGTTACCCGGCGTCGGCTGCGCACCAGACTCCTTTTTCGGTGCCGGGCCGCCGGCAGGCGCAGCTGGCGGCGCCATGGCCGCTGTCCATTGCGTGGGCACCTTGCCCGGTTTCAGGTTCCGGCCCGCCCGCACCTCGTCACGGTCCAGCCAGCCCGTGTTTTGGAAGCCCAAACTAATGTTGTCAATCTCCGCGCGAGTCTTCGCATCGATGCGGATGAATTCATCGTTCTCAAAACGCACAAATTGTCCCCGAGGAAAGCACGTAGAAAAGGCGTATTCGAACCGAGTTAGCCAAGGCCGGAACGAAAACTGCAACACATCAATCGATTCCTGCTCGACAGTGGAATATGTCAAGCTGTCGCCAATGGTGCCCCCAATTTTGTGCGGGGGCACTCCGTAAATCACCGCTATCTGGGAGGCGACCATCGACGACGTCTCGATGAAGCGGGCTTCCATCGCCGAAATCTGGATGGGGTTGTACTCCCAGTCCATGCCATACACCAGCGGCTCGCCGCGGCGTATGCGCCGCGCCTGGCGAGCCGCGATTTCATCGGCATCGTCGGGTAATACCTTCTGCTGGGTGTTGCGGTAGGTGCCCGGCGGTACGCCGCCGTTGCGATACCAACCTTCCGCCATGTGCTCCGCACCTAAACCCACGTTCATGGTGGCCGCGTACGCCATCATCGGGGTAAGACCGCGCACCCGCCACGGCATACAAAACCAAGGGATGTGCAGCAGATCGGCTGGGTCCATCGGGCGCCCCCACCAATACCAGCGCGGATCCACATAGGAGCCGGGGCCCTCGATGGCCCGGTCCAACGTTTGGACGTTGATCGGGTTCAGCCACTCAATCATGGTGGGGAAGCCGTAATAGTCGCGTTGGGTGATCAAGCCGATGCCGTCGCCGCGCAGACACATGCTGATGACCGCTTTGTGCAGCCAATCAAACAGGGTGCCGTGAATGGACGGGTTCGCGAACAGGCTGGGGGTGGGTTGGCGCTCCGCGATATCGTCGGCGCCGAGTTTGTACAGGCCCAGGCCGGGTGCCATGGCGGCAATGTTGTCTGCCAGGAACCGGATAGCGCCGAACACTGGGACCAGGCGCAGCGCCCGCTCCTCGCCGCCGCCCTCCCACGGTGCCGGACCGCCCGCACCCCACTGCTGCGTCGGGTTCCCCCACGGCACACTGTCGAGTGAGCGCCGCTCCTCAGAGCCACGCTTACTGAAGGGCCACATCAGAGAATCGACGCCAGCACGTCGTAGGGAATATCAGCCAAAACACGCCACCGGTGATATGCCGCCGCCGCGCCTATCAGCGCAGACCCGGTGCCTTCTTCCCACGTCTCCGACGGACCCACCCTGCGGGTCTTCGCCTTAGCGACCGCACCATCAAGCTCATGGTGATACGTGTAACGAAGAGTCGGCCGCTCCTTCCGGGCCACCGCTGCGGCTGACTCGGTGACCGCCGCCTGAAACGCCGTACACGACGCCGCGATATCGGTCCCGGCGAGCTTCTTGAACTCGACACCAGCCGACGCCAACTCACCCTCCAAGCCGCGCGCCTCACCCGGGCACAACGCCACCTCGACGACATCATGCTTGGCTACCAGTGCGATCACCTTCTGCGTCACCCACTCCATTCCGTCACCGCAATCCACCAGCACCACCACACCACCATCGGCGGCGACACCAGCTACCGCGATTGCCGCCGTCTTGCGGTACTCACCGACATGCGCCACCAACGCGACCCGCCCCCCCGGTGCAACGTCGGCCACCAAGTCCAGCCACCCCACCAAATCGAACACCGTGCGAATGTTGCCGGGCCAAATCCCCAACCCCTCACGGCGGAAACCATCCGGCCCCAACCGTTTCCGCAACCGCAAAATCGACTCCGCAGACGTGTGTTCCGGATACGACGGATTCGCCTTCGCCCACTGCTCCCGATCATCCAAATCAGCATCATCATCGGCGCCGCACTCCACCCACGCGGAGTCGAACTCCTGCCCCTCCTCCAGCGCCAAAGCCTCGGCCCGCATCTCCTCAAACGCCTCACACGGATCACCCTGCTTCGGCGGAGTGCCCAAATAGACGTGCAAACCGAACGGGGAGCGGTTCATCGCCGCCAGCATGTTCTCCAACGCCTTCATGGACAGGATTTGCGCCTCATCGAACACCTCAACGTCGACATTCGGGATACCGCGGCCAAACCCACGCTCCCGGGCACCGAACAAAATCCGCGACCCGTTCACGAACCGCACCTCTTCATCACCAGACCCGGTGAACACATCGGCGATGAACTGCTCCACCCGCGGCTGCCGACAAAACGCCTGCATATACAGGAAGGTTTCGGCGTGCGTGCGGGAATGGTGCGCCGTCCACAACGACAACAAACCCGGTTTCTCAATGGACAACGTGAACAACGCCGCCGTCATGTAGTACGTCTTCCCAGACTGACGGGCGAACGATGCGGCGAAGCCACCCACCGTGCAGGCCAATCGCCCGTCCGCACGTTTCGACAGCATGATCTGACCGCAGCCGTCCTGCCAGCCATCGAACCGCACACCCAGCTTGCGATGAGCCGACAACCGAATCTTCGGCCACTCCGTCGACACAATCCCCGTCGGCATCACCAAATGCTTCGTCACCGCCGACAACGGGCGACCATGCGGCTCCATCAGCTAGACAGTGGAGGCGTCCCAGACACCATCGCGATCCTCATCGCCGACCTCATCAGCGTTCTGCACGTCGTCGGCGCGGGCATCGATAGCCCGAATCTTGGTGTCCAACTGCTGGAATGTCCGCGCAATCCTGTCGAACACGTGCGCCGGCACGTCATCCTGGTCTAACTTCACGGCAGCCATATGCCGCAAAATCACCAGCATCTCACGCTCAGTCGAACCCGAAGTGACAGCACTCAGAAGCGTCCTAGGACGCCTGCGCGTAGTGGCAGTTCGCGCACGTACGCGAGTCGCCGCCGTCTCGACGGCCCGCAATTTCCGTGCATCGCCAGCCATCTGTCACCAACTCCAAAACTGTTGTGTAATAACGATTTTCAAATCTATGGGGGTATATCCACCTGCATACGCGGAAACTGCGTTTTTGGATTTTCTGTTTTTACCACGGTGTATAAAACAAATTTGCCCGGCTCGGG